TGTCAAGAGCCGACATATCCAACACCTGCTCAACGATTGTTGAACGTGATATATCGTAGAAGAAGCCGTTCTCGTAATTAGTAGGGATTCGAATGATAATACCATTGTTTCGGTAGTTTCGTAACTTATCACAATAGATACGAGCCATGTTCTGTTTACCCTCTTCGATTGTGATGTTACCTGTAAACACGAACGAGAATGGCTTGATAAGTGTACGGTCGCCCTCTGTATTCTGACGAGTAATTACCCGTGTTGGGTCGTTCCATACTTCAATAGGAACGTCTCCCGTCTGGGTTGCTGTGATTACGGCACAGTCGTATTTCTTCGCAATATCCTTTAATCGCTGGGCACACTTCTGTAACCTGTATTTGATGAAGTTCGGGTCGAAGTCAATCTTCTTGTTTTCCCCTGTCAATAACAGGTCAATAGAGTCGACTGTAACCAAGTCAGGATAATACCCATACTCTTTCTTATAGTCCTCTATCGCAGCCACCAAGTCGGCTATCGTCATGTCCATCATCTCTTCAGAAGCGTACACGTCAATATCACTGTTCACTGTTTGTGCCCTCTTGATGAGTGCTGAGATACGTTGTCGGGTCTCATCGCTGACATCACCCCTCATGATTTTCGCATAGGTAGTGTTCGCCAACATTTGGTCAAACTTAACAACCGCCTCATCACGACCACCCTCTAACTGAAAGTGAAGACAGTGATTGTGAGCGATTGATGTATTATACCAAGAAAAGTATTTAAGAGCCGTGGATTTACCAACACCGGAACGCATGATTAGGAGAACGGTATCCTGGCGAGGAATTCCCCCATCAGTAATTTCGTCAATCGTTGATATTCCTGTCGGTATCTTTGCCCGACGTGTTTCATCCTCGGCTTTCATTTGTGCCGTTCCTATGTTACGATAGAAATCCCTGTACACCCGTACAAACTTTCCTCGGAACTTATCTAAGGAAAAAGCGTTTATTTCCGCCATTCTTTTCTCAAGAAGAAGCATCGCTTCCTCTGGCTTCCCTTCATTATACATATCCGACACTTCGTGCTGAGTAGCGACAAATGTCTGACGTCTAATAAAGGTTTCCAATTGCCGTGTCATAGGTTCCACCTCTGGAAGTTTAATTCCCTTGACCTCAGCAATCTTCTTTGAAACTTCCTCGTTGTTAGGGAAGGTCATTTCCACCATACCAAACGTCGCCAGATTACCCGTTTTCTTCATCGTGTCTGCCAACACTTTCAGCATCGCTTTACAACCTCCCAATTCTCGGGGAAAGTTACTTAAATCGAGATTATCTACGACCAACTCCGCAAACTGTTTGTTTGCGAAAGCCAATCTTAACATCTCTTCCACGAAATTCGGGCTGAGAATCGCATCAACCTTTTTTGCCATATCTTTTCAATTTATACTGCGTCAATTTTTATCATTACTGTACTCTCTCGCAACTTGTTAATCGCCATGAAAGAGGAGGACACGGTATCATCGTGCCCACTGATACTCTCAAGAGTTCCCTTATCGCTGCGAAACGCAACTGAGTTGAACTCCCCAAACATCTGGTCAATCTTAGCAGCCGTGTCAGGATGATACGGACACTTGATTACACCTCTCTCAAATAACGCTGCAAGTGATGCCCACCCTGTTCTCAGGTCTTTCTTATTCCCGGAGGTCGTCGTGAACGGTGTAATATTCTTGATACCCATCTGGACGCACATATCCGCCAATATACTTTGAAAGCCGTTGTTTTCTACAACTATCTCGTTTGGCTTAAACACCCTGTTCAGGAGGTCAATCTTCTGTATCTGTTCATTATGCGACAATCCCTTTTCCCGGAATATATAGAGGAGATAATAATTCCCCTGAACATCCTTCCCCCAAACTGTATAACAAGTATAGTCGGCTCCCACATTTCCCGAAACAGCAAAGTCACAACCCATGACCACCCTCTGTAACTTGATAGGGAACGACTCTATGTTATCTACGAGCCTGATGTTTTCCATCCCGATTGTACTCCTCTTTAATATCTCCCAAGGGAAGATTGTACTATCGTCGGAAATAGGTACGACCAAATACTCACGAGAGAATACGAGCGTCCCCAGAGACGCTTTTTCCTCCATAAGTTTTGCCCACGTAAAACGGTCAGGAGCCAACAGGCGACCGTCCGGGAATATGGCTGGGTACTCAAAGACACGGAACTTTGGGTCTTTCTTTAATTCGGCATACAAGTCCTCTTGCTGATACGGTGTACCATCAACGATGTTATACCCATACGGCTCAACGATAGGAGTGATAGCACCTTTAAACAGGTCTCTCAACTTCTCACGCTGTTCAAGCGAATAGATACTACTCTCGTCTGGTAAGTCATCGCTGACCGCTGCCCCCACGTGAAGACCACGAATAAACCCGTCTTTTCCACGGAGGTGAAGTTTCGTCCCGTTCTCGCACTCAATACTTGTCGCTGCCAGCGAAGCCTTTCCAGTAGGGTTCAGTTTCGCTGCCAAAGCCTCATTCACACGGATTTCCTCAACCACCTTGTCGATGTGCTGTTTACCCAGTTTCTCCGTGTTCGTAATAATACAAGTTTCCTGACGATTTTTATTGTCAGGAATATCAGGTCGCATAAACGTCGGACGTCGGTAACTGTATAATCTCCACAACGGGAACGCCATACAGAACTCGTAGGAATTGTGAACGACTGTACCATCCTCCAACTGAAACAGATGGTCGCCATCGCACATAAACCCGTAATAAGACTCTTCCCCGATAGGTTCAACCGTTATATTCCCACGCTCAAATACAGGCTTGTCGTAAGAGAACACCCTGTATCCTTGGAACCGTCTTTGCTTCTTAACGGGATATTTCAGGAATTGTCCCATTTCTATTTCGACATACTTCTTCCGCTTCGTGTCAAAGAGGCACATCGTGTGCGCTCGGTTCACGGCATACGGCATACCATTCTCCTGCTCAACCCTGAACATCTGAGCACGACCGATATGTCGTGTCAGAACCTTTCGGGGAGTGAAGTCTAATCCCATTACTTCCATTCCGGGATAAATGTCCTCTATATTCTTCACGGAAAAGTCAGCCATCAGCACCCGTGTGCCTCTCGCAAAGCATTTACCGTGAGAACGAGCAGCAAGATATGCGCTGTTCGGATAAAGTTGCACCATGTTTCCCCATTCAAGATTTCTCCAACCCTGACGGAAATTAGGAAGCATAGTTGTCTTGAAATAGTTGTACGACTGAATTTTCAGCGTCTCGTCCATTGACTCTTCTAATTGGTCAATATAGTTGAGCCGTTCAGTTTCAAGCGTGGTATTTAGGGAAAGAACATTATTCGTCTGAATGAAGATTTCCGATAACAGTGCATCGACGTCGCCACCATAGCCACCAACCAATTGATTGATAGCCACAGGTGGTAACGACTCAAGCACGTTGAACGCAGTAGAGAATACCGTGTCCAACTGTTTGTACGACAGCTTTAAATCTTCATTAAAATGTATCATACCAATTGGAACCTTTCTCTAAATCTTGACTCTTTTCTTGTAGATGAAACTGCTGCCACAGGCGAAGAACCCCCTGTGCCTCTCATGTGCTCAATGTACTTCAGCATGAGTTGAGCGTTTGCTCGGGTATCTACTAACGCACGGTGGGCATCTACCAACTCAACACCCTCCAGTCGGCAGCACGTACCGAGTTTATAATTTTCTTGCTCTATCGCTCTGTAATAAGCCATTTTCTGAGTATCCTCAACCCAGCGCACGTAGTTATAGAGGTCATCTTTGTTCCACTTGAACATCTCCTCAATGAACGGGATATCAAATCCTTGAAAGTTATGTCCGCACAATACGGCTCCGACTTTCGGGTTCTTATACTTCGACAGTATAGAGGCATAACTCCTGTATGCTTCTTTGATATCAACACCGTTCTTGAACAGGTGGTCTTGGGATAAACCGTGTGTCGCTTCTGCCTGTGGTTGCCATACATACTTGTCGACATAAGGCTTGATGATGACGTCGTATTCATCGACTATCCTCATATCCCAAATGTCTATTACGACGGCTGCTACTTCCACCAACAGAATGTCGTGAAACGCCAGTACAGGCTCTTTTCCTTTACCCCCTTTTGACGGGAGTCCTGAAGTTTCTGTATCACTGACCGTGATGTACCTCAAATTACTTTTTGCCATAATCGTCTTTATTTTAAGATATCATAAATTTCAAATCCTCTAAATCTCGGTCTCTTGTTTCGATGTCATCGTACACCAGCGTCAAATTGACGACAGGGTTCTTTTCACCTTTTAACCCCAACGGAAAATCGTTCAACACGATTGTAGGCTCGCCCTCAACCGTTATGTCGCCTCGGCATTGAATGACATAGAACTTGATAAGAACTTGGTTGGTTCTATCGTGAAACTGAAAAACTTTTGAGTTGAACTTCTTTTCAAGTTTCTCAATGAACCTCGTGAAAGCCTCAAGAAACTTTTCCTCGGTCTCCGAATTCTCTTCTGATACTGTTAGGAGGTCAGCCAACCGCTTCGCGCCAAACAGCAAGCAAAGCCTCACGAGGATACCTGTTATTCTTTCATCCATTTCGGTTACAAATTTAATAATTATTACTCGTCTTTACAAACTGAACTTCTCGCTCCAAATTCGTACTTCGTGTGGCAATCTTCGCAAGTCAGTTCGATGTTACTTTTTACCAGCCTTAACTCGGGATATGCACCCTTTGATTTGATGTGGCTAAAATAAATCGGTTTAAGCGGTTCTAAGAGACGCTTCCCACAATGCGTACAAATGTGAGGACGCTCCGACCATATTTCCTTAAAGAGAGCCAATTCACCCGTTGCTGGTCGGAGTTTAGGTTTCTTTGCTTTACTCCTTTCAGCACGTACCTCAAATCGTGACTTCCCGTTGTGAAGCCTTTTATAATTACAGTCGTCGCACAGGCACTTTGTTCGGTTCGTGATGTACCGATGTTTTCCGCACCCGTTGCATATCTGATATTTTTCAGTCGTCTTCGCCATAGTCTGTCATACGTGATACTTCCCTTATTGTAACGTGAGAACCCTGTAATTGCTGCGTCTCCGTAGCACTCTTCTTTTCAGCACTTTCCGAGATTTGTTCATACAGGCTTTTCCCACTGGCGTCCTTCGTTCCAAACAACATCTTACAGTCCTTTTCGAACGGGCAAGTGTAACAGATTTCATCCTTAGGATTATAGGGACTACTCCCGAACTTCGCTTCACAAAAATTCGGACCCGATATTCTTGACATCCTCAACCGTTCCCTGCGAAACACGTCATCCGATACCGCTTCATAAGTGTTTGTCTTGACAGGGTTCACCAACTTCTTTTCACGTGCCCAATCCCTTGCATGCCACTTTGCTTCATCAGAATATTCATTCCAACGTCTCCATGCTTCTTTCCCCATGAACCAACTCGGCATCGGTTTGCGTTCATGGTCTTGACCCACAAAGACATAGAATTGAAATAGGAGGAAGTTCCAAATGAAGTCCGCTCCCGCAGTCGGGGGAAGAGTTTCCATGAAAGAAACAACCGCAGAACGATGCAAAGGTTTATTCATCTTGAGCGTTCTGGGCTGTTCCTTCATTCTCATTTGCAAATACTCGTATATCCGCAAAATTATCTTCAAAGTTTCATTATAAGAATATAGCATAATCATCTTTAATTTAGGGAGAGGGATTTCTCCCTCTCCGTTGTTACACCCAGTCGACAATCATATCAATTGACTCCTGTTGGGGGTGCGTTACAGGTTTATAACGTCTTCCCGTCGGGTCGGCTGGGTCTGGCTCACATACATCATCGTACTGTTGCTTGGCAATCTCGGTATCAACGTGACGGCAAAGCCACAACCCTATTTCCGCACCAGCCTCTAAATCACCTACTTCCAAAACAGCGTCTTCGGTCATGTCAATAAACTGTGCCCTGAACGGCTTATTCGTAGGAGCCATGACATTCTCCATAGACTTCTGGTTGTATTTGTTCACTACATTCATCGCACCGACAGCCATCTTGTAGGAACAAATCGCTCCTTCTTGACGGCTTATCTTCACTGTGATATTCGTACACGGTGTATCGAACTCATTCTTGAGGACGATGGCACGATATTCATCCCTTCCGGACTTCATCGTCATCAATGATATTTCATCAAAGATGTTACTGAAGTCGTCATTCGAAACAGGGGTGGAGGATTTGAATCCTCCAAGTGAACGTTCGGGATTGGGTTGTTCACCATTGTACCCTGATGTTGTAGTATAATAAAGTTGCATATCCTTATGAATTTTCGTTGACCTTTACCATGACGCCTTCATATTCACCAGTTCCGGCTTGAGTCGGTACGGTAAACAGTTCGTATCCTCCATCAGCAGTCTTAGTTTCGAAGTCCCAGAAGTCCTCTTCGGTATCCTCAACGAATGTTGCTGTGTACACCGTATCAGCCTGAGCAGCGATATCCTGAATGGCTGTCTGATTGTGAGCATTGCCATTACGCAACCATCCGGCAAACTTGTAACCAGCAGCAGCCTGAGCGCATATCTGTACAGTCGTACCCATAGGAACGGAAATTGACTCTTCTGCCTTGTCGATTGTTGCTGAATTGTTGATTGAAACGGCTCCTTGAGTCGTACCACCGCTGGCTGTCTTGACGGTTATCTTGACATCCTGCACAGGGTCGGGGTCTTCTTCCAGCACGATGTTTAATGTCTCGTTCTTTCCCGATACGGTATAGTTGCCCGTTTGGGTCAGGTATCCTGGCTTCGAGACTGACCAAATCAATGTACGACCATCTATCGCCTCCACGCTGTTTGTGATAACACCATCGATGATTACCTGTGCGTCGGCTGGCGTTGGGTTGATTGTGATTGTATAAGTCTGACCCGAACCTCCTGAACCGCCCAGCGTCCAATACTGTGTACGCTCGTCAAGAATTGTAACCGAACCACCATTGTTACGGACACGAGCGATATAATACTCATTCGAATTTTTAGGAGGCATTGTACCTGCCGATGGCTCCTCTACAAAGGTTAATTTATAGGTGTCAAAGGTATATAATCCTTCCAACTGTTCATCGGTGAACCTGCGACCCATAGGAATGCTTCCTAAAACGATTACCCGTAACTGGGTCTCAGCCTGAAACGCAACACCGCTTGAGAGAACGATGTTGTTATTATTGATGATATCAACGATTTGATACACCTGATTGTTCAATGGCTGCGAACCGTCTTCCTTTACGAAACGAATACAGGTAGGAACGCCAGAACTCTGTCCTCGTACGATTCCATTGAAATTGACAGTTCCTGACACGTTTCCTGACGTATCAACCTGAACAGTTCCATTCTCGTAATTGTGTGAGTCGGGACCGACTTTCAGCCAATAATACTTTTGGTCGTTAGGAACAGGGAGGTCGAGTTGATTGTCGACCCTGTACCCTTTCAGGTCAGAGCCAATCACATATCCTCCCACCATGTTAATCGCTCCCAGAGTTGTGGAAGCCGTCACTTTGAACGCTGAACCAGCCTTTCCTCCAGGAGATACCAACCCGAAGGAAAGAGAGGCAGCGAAGATTGCGGAAACTTCAGGCTTCTCGTTCAAGAAGCCTATCATCCGTGTGAGTTCTTCTTTCTCTAAGAACGTACCTCTGTGAATGTTTATCTTACTCATATTTTCAAATATTTATTTATCCCTGTTGGTCAATTTCAATTCTTATCGGAGTTTCACCCTCATCACCTGACATCGGTGTAACCTTTGCCCAGTTTTCCGGCAATGGGTCGAGTGCCCATTTCTTAGAGGCAGAAACAACGATTGTCTGAATACCACCTGTTGCTGGTATCTCAACTGCAGACGGAGTGAATGTCAATTCGCTGTTACGCTCGAATATAGCCTGAATATCGAGGTCATGGTCACCAACCCAATATTGAGTCGGGTTCCGAACGTCTTCCGTAGCATCTGTAATAATGTTCCATTTCTTAAACGTATATCCCTCGCTCGGAGTAGCAGTAAGCGTGATTTCTGTTCTCGGCAAACGGCTTCCCTCGACTGTGGCGGTTCCCCATCCTGGTTCAACGATTTCAATGTTTACGTCAAGAGGCAAGTTCATCGTAATGTCAAGCGTCTTGTCTTTATCCATTGTTACTTCCCCAGTCTGGGTTATTCCCTTGGCGGTGATAGTATAACGGATAACCTCATTCATTGACACTTCAAAACGAACATACCCATTGGCGTCCGTTGATGAAATAAACCCGTTGCTCAACTCTACTTGCGCACCCTGTACAGGCTGTCCGTCCAGTTCTCGTTTAATATTGAACGTCAAGAAGTAGGAAGTTCGTACCACCCAATCCAGCCACGTGTACGACACGACATTCTTGTATGATACAAGGTATCGTCTCACGAACTCTTCGATATCGTTCTTGGTTCTTGCTGACTTGATTTGGGCATACATTGCTATCACGTTCTTCTGCCCCAGATACCCCTGTGAGAACGGGAGGTCGAGCGGTTTAAGAACTATTCCGGCAATGAGAATATCTGCTGAAATTGAATCCCTGTCTTGAACGATATAAGGAGCCATATACTTCACATCACCAATAAAGCGAAGCGGTCTTCCGTTCTCGAAATTCAAATACAGGCTTTCGTCTTTCTGTTCAAGCACATTATAGATGATACCCCTCAATCGGTAGTATATTCCTGGAACCTTACAGGGACTCTGATAACGAGAACCCGTGAAGAAACTGTTTGTCTCCCGCCAGTCGGTGATACGCACCTGATTGATAAGGTTGAAATTCGCATCGTAACAGTTCACCCCGAACTCAATATTCTGGTTCCCCAAACTCAATGCCTTCACCCATACAGTCACTTCGTAGTCCATTCCGGGATAAACCTCCATAGCCTTACTTTTATCGGCTTCGGTTGATATACCTACTCTTCCTCCACCTGTCGGCTGAAAGACGTACATATTATCAATGAATTTTCGTTTCACCGCACCGAGTATAGGGTAATCCTTCAATGGTCCAACTCCGATAGTGTACGATTCCGAAAACTCAGCCGGAACGTCCTCTCCTGTATATATTTGCCACGGATAAACCGTGTAAATCTCATTCGTCTCGGGAGCACCTGTACGCTTCATCTGAAGTTCGTCCTGCTCAAACTGTATCAGGTCGCTAAATGTATCTCCGGCATAGTCGGGTCCATAGTCCCAACCCTTCGACACGGCATTTACGGTTTCCGTGCCATACCAAGTAGGGGAACTCCACCCTAAACACCAACCCACGTTCTGTGGGGATAACACTCCAAAGATGAACTCATTCGGCTTTTCGTAGCCTACTAACCGTCTCAACTCACCCTCTATCGTTCCACCCGTTTCTACGACTTGATATGTTCCTCTCTTGTAGAATTCTTGAATCCAATTATTGAACAGGTAACGACGCTGGTCAAGTGTATTGATATTCTCATATACCAACCCCCATCCTTCGATGAATTCCTTCATAAGCAAGTCGCTGTTCTCCAACTGACGATAGTTTCGTGCATAGATTACAACGAATGCAAAATAGTGGGTCATCGTGAGGAAGAATGTATTATAGTCGTCTTGGTTGTTGCGACTCACATACATTGGGACTATTCCAGGCTCAAATAGCTTCTCTAAGACATTTACCGCCCACGTCAGAACCTGTGGGTCGTTGCTGTCAAAAAACGTCTTAAAAATCGTTTTATCGTAAATGGTAGTTGATAGTGGGTCAGCGTATGGGTCAATAAAGGCTCGCGTCTTGACATACGGTTTCGTCACGTAGTCAAGAACCAAATCACAACTGTCAGTGAGCCGACCCAGTTCACTGAAAGTTTCTTTCGTCAAAGTTATCCACTCGGTGTACGTTTCACCCCCATCCCTTGAATAGCGGAACAGGCTCTGCTGGTCAGAACGTGCTGCCCTCAGAACCGTTACCAATCCCGCAGGTGGAATCATTTGGGTGTGAACCGTAAACCCCTGTCCAACTCGAGGAAATTCTTTAAACTTTATTGTCGCCATCGTTACTTCTTAAATTTTCTTATCAGCCAAAAGATTCCTCCACCAACAGTGGCTATCCCTGCGTAGAAGAATATCTTTTCCCACCACCGTAACGGCATACGTTTCGGAACCTCAACTTTCTTCTCGACCTCAACAGGATACGGAGCGGGAACTTCCTTGATAACTTCCCTATCCTTATACACTACTTTGACCGGAATACTGTCTTGCTTGTTTTCAATATCATGCTCGAGCAAACCCGATTCCCCATGATATGTTGCAGTTGAACGAGCGTATTTCGTTTCAACCGTGCTTGTCGTATCAGGTGTGATTACTTTCATATACTCCTTCTCGAGTTGTACCTGTACAACTGTGTCCCGTACTGTTTCCGTTACTGTAACAGTCTTCTCCACGGGAATATAAATCTTTCGGCTGCACGCAGCAACCAAAAGAACTATTCCCACCAGCATAAAAGCCACTTTCGAAATCTTTTTCATATCTTTATTATTCAATGGTTATCCAAACATTCCGCCCAGCCTTAATCGCTTCACGGACAAGTTTCTTGACCCTATCAGTGACGTTAAATTGGTTCCTCAGTTGTTCCCTTCCAGGAACCCTGTCGCCTGTCAAAATGCATCCTTCGGTATGTCCTGGATTGGCTCCTGCGTGAATAAGTATCCCCAAGAAGTGAGGCACGTCTTCAAGAGCAAGATATTCTTTTCCGAATTTCGGAGAATACCGATAGATAACTTTATAACGTCCTGGAGGAATACAGGTTTCTCCGTACACCTTTTCCGGACACTTGCATGACTTCCCCTTTGGAGTATAGGGACAGGTCTCAGGAAGTTTCCTTTGGCAGTCCTCAAGCGTATCAGCAATTCTCAACCCGTTGACACTCATGACTCCCATGGTTGCCGTTGAGGAAAACTCCTGTCTTTTCAATTTTATTTCCAAATCTTCCATATCGTTCCTTATTTAATATTCACCGTAAAAATACTGCATTTTATCTCTTGAAACAACTCTAATTTGCGGGATAGAACACCGGAGAGAACTCTTTCGACTCGTCAAACATCACGTTTCCTTCCAAGTCCCTCATGATGAATTTCTTAATCCTCGGAAGCATGAAATCTGACACAGGCTCATCAACTGACGGCTTGAACCACTCTGACGCAACGTAGCGGACTCCCTCTGTATTCTTTACGATTTCCAACAGGTTATCCCACTCAACACGCTGTCCTGGCTCCCAGAAACGGAAGTCAAGATACTTCGTCATTCCTACCTGTATATTCTTTCGAACGGTTGCCGTATCGTAGCCAGCCTCCAATTCGCAACGGAAATCAACACCGTCTTCCCCTCCAACTTCATACCACGTAGCGTTCTCCAACTTGATACCCATCAACTTCCCGGAAACTATCATGTCTCCAATTCCAAAATAGGGAGTCGCTTTTTCAAGCAATGTCTTCAACTCTGCGTAGGAAAGTTCTTGACCGTTCTGTGTCGCCAACTGTATGTGAATGAACGAGTCTTCCATGATTCCTACAAACATAATCTTGAGAATTCTGTTATCGAAATTCTGGAAGATTTGAGTCAGTTTCTCAATCGTCGCTGTGGCATACACGTTCTGGTGGTTCAGGATACGTCTCCGGAACATTTCATCGCTCTCCTTGTCACGACCGCCAATAGCATAGTATTCATTCGTGCATTCGTAGTGTCCCTGCGGAATAGGGTTCACGGTCGTAATACTGTTCGCATCAACATTCGTAAACAGTCCTATTGCCTCGCTTCGCACCTTTACATAACCATACCCCGACTCGCCAACTGTAAGAGAGTTTTCGATGGCGAAACGAACGCCATTTGTACTCACAAAAGTGTTCACTCCAGCCGTGTACGTTGTTCCTGGCTCAGCATATACTCTGATATACGTAGAAGAACCCAACGCTCCGTAACGAGCCGTCACTCCAAACAGTGAGGCTGCTCTATCCAAGTAATCACCAGCAGCCGTTTCTGGAAAGATTTGAGCCTCTACGATAGCCACGTCCTTGATTGCCTTTTGCGCAACCTTTGCCGTCGCATATGCGGCAGCGTTCAAAACGGAGTTGTCGGTGATATCTGACACTTTATCCGTTTTGTTCAAAAATGTCTCGACCCAAAGATTTTTCAGGAATGAGATTGTGTTATTTACTTTCGTTATCATATCTGAATATTTGTTACAAGGAAATTATTCGTGACTGTCTTCGCCTGTATCTTCATAAAGATTGCGTCTTCTTTACGGTACAGGTCAAGAAGATTTACCTCAACCCAACGAGCGTCCCTTTGGAACATATTGACAAGATGCTTAAACAGGGACGGATACTGTATAGCGTTCACCGAACTACCGATTGCCTCGTTAGGAAGCCCATAATCCGGGAACTCCGGAATTGAACCTTTCAACGAATTGATGATAGTGTCAAGTGCCTGTCCTATCGCTGCCTCGTATTCAAGTGTCGCCAAGTCATCATTTTCGAACCGAAAGTTCTTATCAATGTCCTTTCCGAGTATCTTCTCAGAATCAAGATTATCAACGATGTTAGGAATGTTGAAATTTCCCGTAGTACGAATGTTGATTTTGAACATCCCTCCACCCTTGTTAGCATCGTAGTCCTCTTCCTCTACCAAGTTGTTTCTTGCGATATCGACCCAATCATCCTGAGGATTGTTCGAACCTAACTGTGACGATACATTCTCAAACGTCTCACGAGTCTTGAGAACCCTCTGAAGTGCAACGTTCATACCGTACCGCCCAATGATAGCCGAGCGCAACCATCGTGATGAATTGTCTATCGTCCACAACTTCGTTTGACACTCCGTGAACATATCAAGCAACTCCCATGAATCTATCCTCGCCAAGCCTGTTGCCTTGAGCGTGAACAGGGGTTCAATCTCTCGTGACTGTTTTAACAGCGTATCAAGCCGTCCGAATGAATCCCCGATATCAATATCGTCCTGACCTGTATAGTATGCAACTATCAGAGGATAGTAGGAATTCGCGAACAGCGCAAACGACTCAAAGAACGACTGAATGTCGTACCCTGTTTGCTTCTTAAAGGTCTCTAATGCGTCTCTCATAACCATCCCTCCAATACTGTTTCAGTTACAGGTTGCAAAGCGTCTGTGACCACTGAAGCGACCTCACTCACTCCCGTCTGTATCATCGAAGGAAGTAACTTATCAAGCAACGATTTGTTATTCTTGTTAGATACTGCTTCCAGCGGAGCCAACGCTATCAACGTCAGATTATAATTCCAAATCATGTTTTTCGACAAGTCCTGAGAAAACTGTACTCCGCTCGGTGGAATAGCCACAAGATAACTCTCCCCGAGTGCCATATTATAGAAGTACAGACGCAACGGCTTGCCCTTGTCGTCAAGACCCACACTCTTACTTGCCATAGCCTGTAATATCTTCATCACACCATAACCCGTCTTGACGTTCAGATTAAAGTTCGAAAAAGCGAGTCCCGAAATTGAACCGCTTTTCTTTGTGATGTCGAACAGGTGGTATTTCCCAGCACTCACACTCTTACTTGAAGAGTTAATGCTCACATCTGGCTTTGGATTTATCAGGATTTTGAATTGACGACCGAAACTTCCCTTAATGTTAATTTCCTGAGGCGAATAAGAAGGAGTCGACAATACTGTTACTCCAGCCATTGACTTCTTGATATTCGTTCGAGTAGGTTCGGTCTTTGAGATAGAATCCGGCATAATAGGGAATGTCAGATAATCTATCGTATTGTCATCACTATCCGCAAGTTCCAAAGCAACCATGTACCATTCGAAGTCGTTGGGATACAGGCTCGCAAGAGCCTGTCCCCCGATTGACTTCGCCATGTTCATAACTGTATCTAATGCAGACATATCTTTAAATTTTTCTACAAATATAGTAAATCGTTACAATATTTTTCCTGGACCAGTCGTAGCACCTGTCTGAGCAGTAGCAGAACCAGCGGTCGAAACAGGGATTCCAGCCTGAACCTCACCCGTCTTGACAAAAGCGTCAATTGCGTCTGCCAACCCGTTCGCGAACTTACTATCATCAATCTCGGTTTCCTTTCTCGCGTCTGTCATCAATTTCAATATTGATTGTGCGAGTGCTGTTTTATTTAATGGCATAATCTCTTATTTATTAAAGAATTGTTTCAATAAACTGTTCAATTCAGTCGTCTTCTGGATTGTAGGCGGTAACGGTGTGCCACTCGGACCAACAGCCGTTGAAACGGTCAATGTTGCTATCGCATCCACAATCTTCGTCAACAACTCGTTCAAACCTGTACCCCCATTGATAATCGCCATTTTCCCATTGCTGATTTCAATCATCGCTTCTCCTTGAGAAAGAGTCACTTTCTTGTCCTCAAAACGTAGGGTGCAATCGAATATCGTGGTTTCGGCTTTGCTTCCATTTACTGTGTGTTTGTAATCGGTGTCGCCTACCTTTGTTTCGGTCACGAACCCTTGCTCCGTTATGGTCGTTTTTGAGAAGTCTTTGTCCTCGTCCTCACCATACGTAGCAAACACACTCATTTCTTCCTTATTGACGCTTATTCCCGACTCATTTTCGGTGACAGGGTCAATCATCTTTGCAGTGAGTTCTTCAAAAGCCTCTATTTCGGCTTTCTTACTCGCAGTCACTTTCACTGTACCCGTTGAACCAACCTCAAGAAGAGCGTTCTCATCCCCAAGCGCATTTATCTTAAGCGTTCCGAACTGTTGCCCCCTGACATTGATGAACAGGGTTCCTCTCTTTGCACTACCTGTAATGCTTAAAGAACCCTTGTCCCATTCCCGAAGGATTGAAAACTCTTCATCGCTTCTCATAGGGATTCTTCCATTCGTTGCAACAAACGTACCAACTATCATCGGTTGGTTCATGTACGACTGTGAAATCCACATTACTGGAGTTCCCTTTTCACCAACTTTTCGAGGAAACTGTATGTTCTGAAGAGCCTCGTTTGAAATAAAGCACTCGTGAATAATATTCCCCTCGCTATCATCAATGATAGATATCTTGTTGGTTCTGAAACAGGTGTCAACGAACTTATCTCGGTCAACCCCCTCCGGAATCAATACATATCCGAACCCAGTTGTTTGCTGGACTGTCCCCTGTTTGCGTACAGGGGAAACTCCTTGCTTTCCTACTTTCTTAAGCCTAATCTGTGCCATCTTTAAACATTTCTCTTTTTAAGAAGAAGTTAAACACACTCGAATTGACTCCAAACTTCGTAGAAGAAGGAGCAATCGTTTCATCCTTATGCTTTGGGTCACGTTTCTGAATGTCGGCTCGTATCCCGTCTATATCCACGATGTTGAAATAGTTATTAGAAGCATTCGTAATATATTCAACCAACATTCCTCTTTCGACTGTCAGCACCGTAACACGGTCAATGGCATCGTTCGTGAACGATATTGTATTGTTTACGGCTGTAACATAGAACAACTCCTGCGTGGATTCTAAGATGATGAACGTCCCCACTTTGATACGTCTATCCCCATTCAGCGTTATCGTCCCCTTACGAGTAAACGGAAGATAACAGGTCGTCTCCACAACGTATAACAGGTCATTCAATAAGGCTTGCGACATTGTGTTAATATTCTTCTCATCGTCCTTTCCTTTCAGGCTCTTTTCTGAGAGGTAAATGTCATTCGTGATACACCGCTTATTTCCGAAGCGTTCCACGTATTCGTTCAGGAAGATAATAGGAACCAACGCCAATGATGAAAACTGTGAACTGCCTGTCAAAGCATTCTGGGGCATTATTCTGTACCAAGCATAAACACGGTTATCGTACTCAAGAGAATACGACAATAAATCCTTCGGCTCTACTCCAACGTACTGTTTCGAATTTACGACACTCTGTATCGCTGTCTTCGTGAACGGTGGCTGGCGAGCCATGAGGTCGTATTCATTCCCCCACGTATCACCCCAAAATTCAACGAAAGGTTGCTGACAAATCTTATTGAAGAAATCCATCAGGGTTCCTTCGGGGTTCGTCAGTGAACGGTCAACGATACGTCTGTCTGATAGTTGTGAATCTACCCACAACTTTATCATCTGCCATACCCCTCGTGCTTCCGGACGTTGAGCGCAATGAGCAAAGATACTGTCAGGCACGATACCTATGTTAGACAACTGGTCAATAATGAACGATGATACCGTATCAATTTTCTGGAATTCATACGCAAAATAATAGTCGTAAGAACCTGTCACCATATTACGCTTGAACCACGATGAAGACGGGTCTCCACCATAGAACCAACGGTCGGGACTTCCCTCAACAAATTTCAACGGAATAAAGTAGGAGCCATCCTCAACTAACAACTTCGACAGGTCTCGTCCATTTACGTTCACCGCATAATCAGTGCTATTGGCATCTACATTCGTTGAAACGGTATCAACCAACCCCATCATATCCCATATCAACTTGTTATTCAATTCTGACGGTTCTACGACGTGTGTGCTCGACTGTCGCTTCCCTTGGTCTTCGTACTTCTCTTTCTTCAGTTTCTCGAACCGTATAAAGACCATGTCATTATGCTGTATAAACTTCGAGAACCAATCACGATTGATACTCCCTCGCTTATCAGTGATGTTGAAATGGTTAGCGAAATCATCCCCGAATGTCTGTATTGTTAGCGTATCAGTAGGAACCAACTCGAAAGAGAATGTCCCCATTTGAAAGTCCTTTTGAGTCGAACAGGTTCTTATCCATGAACTGATGTCGTATATCTTACCGAAAGCGTGAGAATATACCCACACTTTGATATTCAATGCCTTCATCTGAACATGATACTCCTTATTCTCATCACCCGAACCCAATGCTGCCGCACGCTTCCGTGCTGCATACGAGTCATTGATAGGCTTCGAACTACTTGAGTCCCCATTGTTCGTAGGTGAATCCCAAGGAACATACTCGGGGTCTGTCAAGAGTTCGGCTTGCTTATCTGACCAGAAAGCCGAAAAACTGCTATACTGCCGCATAAACAGGTCGGACGCAAGTATCTCTTGCAATTCGGCTGTTATCTGTTTGTTCGGTATAGCGTACCAAGTACTAATAGGAATCAATGGTGGCTTATTCTGCTCTATTTCGCTCTTGTATTTCTCTTTCATGAGCGGAGAATAATTGTTGATAATTATCTCCGCATTTGTCCAATGACCGTCTGAAAACTTTAAGAAGTCGTCGACAGTCAAGTCTTCTTGATACCCCTGTTTCTTCAGGTCGTCAAGGAAATCTTGGATAGTCGCTGCCTCGCGACTATCTCCAATTCCCTTAAACCAATCGGTCGAATACGGTGGTATTTTCTTTTCCTCTTCTGCCATAACTCTTACTCTTGACTGATTGTTAAATTATTCAACGCTTTGGTTGCTCCATCCTTCGTTCCGGCAGCAACAGATTCCCGAAGTTTCTGTAACTGTTCATCGGTAAGTTGTAAGGCAGGGAAGCCACCCTGTTGCCCTGAACCAGAACCTGCGCTTCCGGGAGCGGGAGCCACGATTGTAACAGGTATCGGACCCTCGTCTTTAATAGCCTTAACAACCGCAGCGATAGAACCTTTGCCACCAAGGATTTCTTCATATCCGTCCTTGATTTTTCTGTTCTGCGTTGCGGCAGTAGAAGCAGCGATATCCCCAACCATGCTTCGAGCCTCCGCTTCAGAATACTCAGCACCCGTTGAACGACCACGTCGAAATATTTTCTGAGCATCGTTTCCGGTTGCCTTCTCTAAATCAATGATGTCGGTCATTGACAAGTTAGGGAAGATTGACTTCATCACCTGTCGACCCATTTCACCACCACCCGTCATCTTCTGTATTCTTTCGAAGAACTGTTGCTGAAGTTCAGGTTTCTCCGGCATCTGTTCAATCCTCGCTTGTAAATCCGATAATTGAGCATTGGGACCAGCAACCTCTCTTGCGGTTCTCAAAAGCAACGCTTGACTGACGTCATCTTGACTTATATTGTTTCCCATTAAAGAGTTCTGTACACGCTCTAATTGGCGACCCTCCATCCCAGTAGCGTTCTGTATGCTTGTCATCGAACGTACAATTCCAGCCGTATTGATTCCACCTGTCCTATTAAGAACATTTTCCGCCATACGGTTGAACGATTGTAGGTACTCGCCAAGTGTCGACGCAATGTATTGGTCACTCTTTCCGAGACCCTGTAAGTTAGTGTCGAAAGCCTGTACGACGTTGGCTCCTGTACGACCTGAACGGTCAAAACGGGTTGTCGCCAACACCGAAGCAGCGTCATCTTCCGATAAGCCTCTAATCTTACCAGCCATTAACAGTTGGTTCACATCATGAAGCGAAGTGTTCCGTTCATAGACTCCTGCCTTCTGTAAAGTTGTAACCTGCGACAGATAATCTGTCATATTCAACCCCAGCGTCCGGGAAGCCCATGTAGGAAGTTCATCCCTGTCCGTTACCAGCCCAGCCTTATCAGCATTCCTCAACTGCTGTACCTTCTGACCATGTTCCCATTCTTTCCAACCTTTTGCGTCTTGCTCAGTTCTTGGGAAAGCAAGCATTGATAAATCAAGTTTTGTTGGGTCTTTCGGTTCAGATTGTTTCTGCCTGTATGACCAGTCAGTCGCCATTTTATAATCATGATACGATGTGTTTCCACCTGTAACATAATCAACATTATCCCCAAATGAATCAACAAATTGACTTCCCAACGCTTGTCGATAGGACATACGATGTAAAGCAGCATAATCCCCCAACGCTCTATCGTTCTGGGTTGCCGCATTACGACCAACTTCCTTCTTCTCGGCTTCGGCTCCGGATATACCGAATGTCAGCATATTCAGCAACCAATGATTCCCCCTGTTATTCCGACGCTGGAATTCATTTTCAGCACCGTACTGAGCAGACTCATATTTCGCTTGCTGACCTAATATCGTACCAATCCCCATGATAAGCGCACCGAAAGGAAGCATTCCCATCAATCCACTCATACTCGTAGGCATCTTGAACCCTTTACCAAACAGTCCAGCACCGCCTCCCTGCCCAAGAGTAGGTACATCAGGAGTTTCGGGCGCAGGGGGTTGTGGGGGTTCTCCTCCACTACCTGTTGGCAAGACTCCATTAGTGTCATCCCTCTGGGTCTTTTCCATCAAGTCTGCTATCCGTACAACTTCTGACAGTATTTTATCGAGAGTCGTTTGCTGGCGTTCGGTCAATTGAGTGTTCAGAGCACGACCAGAGGTTCCTGGAGTAACCGCACCCCCTCCACCGCTTAAAGGTCGCCCAGTATAAGGGTCTATAAGCGTCGGTCTTCTTTCAGTCGGGGTATCATTAGGAAGCCCACCTTGCATTCCCCCTGCGAGAGCGTTTCGCTCCTTTAACAGGTCGATTTGCTTTTGGATGACTCCAACCGTTTGTTCAGCGATGTTTTTGAACTCGCTTTCCATTTTGTTGAAGTCGTTCCACAAGGCTTGGGCGTTCTGTCGGAGTTCCTGAAGCGGTGACGCATCAGCCGATACCCGTATTCTCTTGTCTTCCGCCATTTTGTTCTAATTTAAGCATTTCTTCAATTTCTCTTTCAGCCTCAGTAGAGAAGTCCTCAATCGTAGTCGGAGCCTTAAAGATATCCCCAATTCCGGGAATGTACTTATCTTTATTCTTCTCGTGTTCAGCCTGAAACTCCTTTAAATACAACTTGTCTTCCTCGAACTCAAGGAGTTGATATATAAAAGAAGATTCCCGATGTTCAGGGGACATAAATGAAACATTATGCTTTATTCGCCACCACCTGTCCAACGGGAATCTATTATTCCAACTGACCACACCCTGTATCAGTTCAGAACGTCTCATGTTACTCCTCTTTCTTTACGTCATCACTTTCTTCGCCTTTAAGCAGTTCAGTAATTTCCTTGAAGAACGGAGCAACAGTCTTGAAGTATTCATCGCGGATAAGTTTATAATCCCTGACGTCAAGTTCTGAAAAGTTCTTCACTTTCAAGTCCTCTATCAGTTTAGGACAAAGAACCACAATGGCTGCTTCAATGTCAATCATGTCCAAAGCGTGTTGAGCCTGAACTGAAGGACTCATGACCATCGAGTTATAGAAGCCTCTTGACAGGCTTTGCTTCATCGCCTCAATCTGATAGAACTGTCCCACTGTGGGGAACTTCACAGGGTAACTGTGACCCTTGATTTCAATTGTTACTTCATCTTTTATCATAATCGTTTCTTATTTAAAGCAAGGCAGGATTACCCTGCCATGCTGATTGGTTCAAGATAAATACCACTAATGTCGGTTCCCGCAAGACCAGCCTCTTGAACGCTGAACGATTGTGTGTTCAGCAGACAGCCTTGGAGACGAGCAATGGTTTCACCCGTGTTATCAACTTCGGTAACAAGTTTCGTCGCAGCGTCTTCGCTTGATACCGTCTTAGCATACACCGTGATGTCGAACGCAATGTCGCCCAAAACCAAACTGTTCTTAATCTCCGCTATGCTTCCGAACTTTTTCAGCATCTTCTTCATAATCGGAGTATTGAACGAGATGAAGTATTGGGAAACACTCCATTGACAAGTGTAAACCACAGGGGGAGCCTCCTGATAAGTCAGGCTGCCGAGTCCCTGTACATTTGCACGCTGTACGTTCTCTGAGAAAGTCAGGTTGCGGACGTATCCTGCAACCTCGTTATCTATTTTGATAAACGCTTTCGGTGCTGTAAAAACTCTTCCTCTTGCCATATCTTTTAATTTTTAAGTAAGAATCCAGTGAAGAAAATCTTAGTGATTTCGCTGTTCACCACCACCTCATAGGTAACATCGTAGTAATCCTCAATTCGGGTTGCAACTACATTCTGGAAACGCTGTATCAAGTTGTCCTGATTAGCGGTTGCCACACGTGATTGCAAGAAATTGATTGTCCAAGTCTCAAGAGCACCTTTTGACAAGGTATTCAAGTTCACACCGTTTTCATCGCCTAACAGGTCGATTTCCGCATTCACCACACACTCTTTGTTCAACTGTGCGATAACACGCATGAACTGGATGCTGAATGAAAGACCTTTCTTGTTAAACAATGTTTTGTTATCTTGCAAAGTTGTAACACCCTGTAAGACCACGAAACGACCGAGATACGGGTTCGGATAAACCACAACCAAACCAGCCTTGACAGCCTTTTCCATTTCCTTCTCATCAGGAATGTGTTGAAGTTTGTCACCACCGATTGTCTTGTTGGTAACGGGGATATAAGGAGGCTTTCCGCTGACACGTCCAATGACCTGACACAGATTGTAGAATACACCCCACCAACGTACCTTTGAAGCAACGAAGTCGCTCGCAGTACCGATACCACCATGAACGCAAACCACGTATGCATTGTTGAACTGTTTCGCCATACCCAGTGAGTCGTTGAACTTCACTTTCGAGTCGTATGCCCCAACGTACACGAATTTATCGAACTTCGCCTGAGTGTTGCGGTGTGCGATAACCTTGTTATTCGTAGCACCAGCACCCGAAGCACCGATTTGGTCAGTGAATACGATGTTATATTCAACATCGGTGATTTGAGCCAACAGGTCATCGAGGTCAGTCGGTTTGTACTGTTCCGTACCACCTGTCGCAACCTGATATCCTGCGTTATCCGTAATGTCGGAAGCATCAACCGTTCCGTCACCTGTAATCTTGCTTGAATCATCAAGAATGAAGCGAGCACCGAAATTCTCATCAGTCTGGCACCAAGAAATGACTTCAGCCATATTGGTACATTCAGGAGTCTGGCACAGAAGATACGGTTCAGCCTGTTCAACTGTCAGTTCATCGTAGGACAATTCAACACCCGTGATGGGGTCTTTATAAAGTCCTGTAAAGGTTCCTCGCCAGAACTTGATTACAAAAGCATTCGGGTCTTCCGTTCCGGCTTCCACTGTGAAGGCATAACCCGTTTTCAGGATATCACCCTCGAGGTCACCATTAGCGTTCAATCCCTCGTCGATAGTTTTCACTACCAGCGTACCACCTTTTGACCCACCACCCGTAGGAGCGAAAGTCATCGTTGCCGGAGTTGTCGTACATGCACGGGCATACAGTAACTTACTGATACCAACCGCATCCGCATTATACGGGTCGGGGGTAAACAGAGCCTCTGCACATTTCCAGAACATTCCGCCTTTCACGAAATCCCGGAAATCCGATAATGTTTCGAACTCGTAGACAGCGTCCTTGCCTTGCTTATCAGTTCCGTTCACACCAGAACCACCACCGAAGCCAGCACCATAAACACCTGTGTCAATCAAGAGCACGGTTCCATAGTCCAAATTTCGGGAAGCACTACTCTCGCCCGACGTGATTGTAGAATACACACCAGGAAGAGTTCTCAATTTTCCATTAAAATAGACACTCGTTGCCATATTATCATTATTAAAGAGTTTACGAATTTATTTCGGAATAAAGGTATAAAATTTTTCCAAAACATCAATAATCACAAATCTTTTTGAGAAAGGGCAGGAGCCGAAACTCCTGCCCAAACTCATTAAGAAATCCTCCAAGTAGTGTTGGTCGTAATCTTGAATGTCTGAGAACCACCTGTCGCCCCATAGGACAAACTGGTAGGAGTGACGTCAAGATACAGAATCTTCGCTACCAATGTTCTCGCACCTGTTACTGTGAACGTGTACGACAGACTCGTGCTGACACGGGTACTGCCCTCGTACCATCCGTCAAATACATCTTGACTGTTGGTCTTAGTACATTTCACCGTTGCTGAAGCACCATAAGCATAAGAGCCACCGCCAGATACAGAACCACGTCCCGCAGCAGAACTGTCAAGACTGACTGAAATTGTATATGACTTGGTAGTTCTCGTACCACGAGCCTCAAGAGTCACTGCACCTGTAATGTTTGTCGGAGCATACGTTACCGATGTTGAAACTCTGGTAGAACCATTGTACCAACCGTCGAATCCGTATGTATATTGAGCATTGCTCGCCATTACCGTTGCAGTAGAACCAGCAGCATTCGAACCATAACTTACAGATTCACTCGCACGACTCACTGAGGAAATATAACTTCCCTTATTGTAAGTTACCGTATAACTTCTCAGGCTTCTCGTTCCTTTCGCTGTGTACGTTGCATTAGCAGTTACACCCGTAGGAGCATAAGTCGCAGAAGAAGTCACCCTCGTTGAACCGCTATACCATCCATCAACACCATAAGAGTATTGAGCCGTCGTTCCGTTTACAGTCATCGTTGAACCAGCCGCATTTGCTCCGTGAGCCACACGTTCTGTCGTTCTACTCAAACTTGCCACGTAATCACCAGCCGAATATGTGATAGTATAATAGATTCTCGTGAACCTTGCATATACAGTCATCGAAGCCGTTACTCCCGAAATTGCGTAGGAAGCAGAACTACTCAACAACGTACCACCGCTCGCACCAGCCGAATACCATCCGTCGAACTTGTATCCCGCAGCAGCCGAAGCCGTTACCGTGATACTTCCACCATGATTTACACTTCCACCACCTGAAACAGTACCACCAGTCGTTCCGGCTGTATAGTTTCCTGTGCCGTCTGTGGTTCGGTAGTAAGCCGAAGGACTAACAGTATAAGAGTTGATGTTTGCTTTGGCTGTAAGAGACAGATTTGACTTAACAGCGGTCGGAGCATACGTCAATGAAGTAGATACACGGGTTGCCCCATTATACCAACCGTCAAATGTATATCCCGTCGTTACTGTCGCAGTACATCCTGTTGCATTTGCTCCCCAACTTACTGTTTCAGAAGTCTTGCTGATTGTCGCGATACCTGTTCCCTTGACATAAGTCACGGTATAAGTGTTCGTCGTATATTCAGCCGTATAGGTCGCATTCGCTGTTACAGTCACTTCACGAGAGGCAGTAGTTACACCGTCAGACCATTTCGAGAATGTCTTTCCTTCAATAGTCGAAGCAGTGATAGTTACTTTCGTACCGTAATCGTAAGTTCCAGAACCAGAACCGTTCACGACTGTCAACGTGTACTTATTCACTGTCGCAACGCCACGAGCCTCAAAGGTTCTCGCTGCCGTGATATTCGCAACACTCAACGCCAGAGCCGTTCCTATCTGTGTACTTCCTTCATACCAGCCACCGAATGAATAAGTGTACTGAGCCGTATTTGCCGGAAGAGTCGCTGTACAGGTTGCAGTTCCACCATAATTAACCGTTTCACTCGTCTTATTGATAGAAGCGATATTCGCATTCTTCGTATAGGAGACTGTGTACTTATTAATCTTCGCAGACGCTGTCAATGTACAATTAGACTGAACTCCTGACAGAGTAGCCTTTCCAGCCGTTACCGTCAATGTTCCTGTTCCGGAGGTCTTAGTCCAAGTCGGAGTATTGTATCCCGTAGAAGCAACCGCAGTTTCTGAAGTTACTGTTCCGTTATACGCAACACGTTCTGTGGTCTTCGTCAAAGCATTTACACCTGTTCCTCGAGCATAGGTCACTGTGAACCAATTCTTTTGGAAACGAGCATAAACCGTAACAGCAGCCGTCACGCTGTCAATAACATAACTTGCAGCCGTACTTACTTGAGTGCCACCTGCGTCGTACCATCCCTGGAATGTATAACCTGCCGCTGCAGCAGCCGTTAAGGTCGCTTTAGAGCCATAATTATAAGTTCCCGAGCCTGTTACCGAGCCACCGTTATTTCCTGTCGTAAACGAACCAGTAGAGTCCGTATCACGGTATTGAGCCGTTCCTGTAATAGCAAACGTCTTAATAGTGGCTTTCGCAGTGAGCGTCATGTTACTTGTTACGTTCGTCGGACCATACTTCAGAGCCGTGCTAACACGAGTCGCACCGTTGTACCAGCCGTCGAAATTGTAACCTGTCGTCAGGGCAGCAGTAGAGCCAACAGCGTTTGCACCGTGTTCAACGGTTTCGCTGGTAGGAGTCACTGAAGCAATTCCCGTCTCTTTTGCATACGTGATGACATAAGTATTGATTCCGAACGATGCAGCATACGTTGCATTTGCCGTGACATTCGTAACAGTCAATTTTGCTGTCTTCACACCGTTACTCCAACCACTGAACGTGTATCCAGTTGCTGCCGTCGCAGTAGAAGAAGCCTCTCCACCATATTCAACACGAGCCGAAGTAGGAGCAACAGAGCCACCCGTTCCTGCTGTGAATGTTACGGTGAACCATTGACGTTGGAATCTCGCTGTCAGGCTGCGATTGCCTGTTGCGCTGAACGTATAGGAAGCACTGTCTGATACCTTATTCGAACCCTCATACCAACCAGCGAAACTGTACCCAGTGGCGGGAGTGGCTTTGGCTGTAACAGATGTCCCGTGAGTAACTGTACCGCCTCCGGAAACAGTTCCTCCCGTCGTACCACCCGTGAAGTCACCTGTCTCAGCAATACGGAATTGTGCAGCCAATGTGATTGAATAACTCTTAATAGTGAAGACCGCTTGAATTGTACGGTTCTTCGTGATTTCCCATCCCGGATACGGGTTGGTCGTTGACTCACCACCTGTTTCGTCAACCCACTTCGTGAAATTGTACCCAGTCGCAGGAGTCGCAGTTGACTTAACAGATGAACCATAGTCATAAGTTCCTCCTCCAGATACCGTTCCCGCTCCAGTGGGCGTGATGGTGAATGAAAGGGTGTATCTGTTAAGCGTCCGAGCACCAATTGCCGTGAATGTTCTGTTCGCTGTGATATTAGATACGCTCAATGAAAGGTCGGACGATATTTTCGTGTCACCCTCATACCATCCTGTAAAGGAATATGTATATTGAGCCGTATTCGCTAACAATGTAGCCACCGCAGTTGCTGTCCCACCCCAGTTAATCTTCTCAGACGTCTTATTGATAGTGTTGATATAATCACCTTTCGAATAAGTAACAGTCCAAGTCGATGTGGCTTGCGTGATAGTTACTGTTCCAGTCACTGAAGATGTTGAACCCGTTACAGAAACTTTTCCTGTACGTTTCCCCACAGTATTCTTTGGGATTGGAATTTGCATTGAAAAGACGAACTCATCAACCGCTCCTGGGTCGTCAGGAATTGACGTCCCGTTCACAGTCAATAAGCCATTAGCGGTATAATTCGCAGGAAGAACAATAGGGATATCATTCCCTGTCCCAAGGGAAAAGGTTATCTTCGGTGAGTTGCTCTTTCCAGAAACAGTTATCGTCGAAGCACCTTCCCCCACGTCAAATGACGTCTTGTCCAGGGTGATATATTCGGCAGTTGGCTCTTGCTTTACTTGGTACGATTTTGCCGCTTCAATTCCTTTGACGACAGCGGTAACAACTGTCTGGCGTTCCAAGCGTCCTTTATGGATTGTGCCTGTATTCGTCAGAGCAGCGTTCCCCTCTCCCGCCATAGGATTTACGGTCAACCAAGAATCTTTCGCCATACCTTAAATTCTTTTTAAATAGTTACTAACTAACAGTCCAAGGCACATTCGTGCTGACTTGGAATGTCTTACTTCCACCAGCAGCGTCGTAATCCAACGAGGTCGGTGTAACATCAAGATAATTAATCTTAGCAACCAGACTCACTGCTTCCTGAGCCGTAAATGTATAGGTCGCATTCGAACTCACCTTAGATGAACCACTGTACCATCCGTCAAATACGTCACCACTCTTCAACAAGTTACATTTCGCAGTAACTTGGTCTCCAACGTTCACTTCCGCTGTTGCTGTCGCTCCCGCAGTACCATTATTGATTTGAACCGTTCCTCGGCTTGTGACATCGGAATTGACTGAAAGAGTAACTTGGAACGCACCCTTCGCAATGTCTTTCAACATCACATAGTCATTATTTCCGTAGGAAGCCAAAGAATCAGCGTCAAATTTATTGGTCGCGATAAGTTCCTTCTTGCGGACGTAATCGTTAGCAGCCACGCCAATATCGCCAGGAGTTATCCCAACGCTGTCGGCAGCCTGTTTCGATGTCGCATACGGATTATTTGCCATGATTAAGAAGTTTTTCCAGCACCTGACTGGCAATCTACATATTTCTTGAAAACGATATTTCCTGATACGGAATTAATCTTGTCGATAATTCCTTGCCCAGTGAGTTTATCAAGAATGTTCTTTTCCGTCAGATTGTTCAAAATGCTTGACGGATTGTCTTGCTGAGTCTGAACCGCTGTCAGCAGTTCGTCGACCTTTGCTCCTGTAAATTTCGATTTGTACGCCATATCTTTTTATTTTAATGGTTATTCTTTCAATACACCAAAGTCCTCCCCAGTACTATCCTGGAACGGCTCGTCACTATCAAAAGGAATGAACGGTTCCCGAAGACCCAGTTGAGTAATCGTAAAGGAAGATGTCAAGGGGATAGTCCCTTCGGTGATTTTACCTGTTACAGTCATTCTCCTGTCGAACCCCTCATTCGTTTCAACTGAAAGAGGGACAGCAGCCGTCATGACTGACGGCTGTGCCTCTACTTTGCTTTTCTTTAACCGTTTCTTTCCCATTATTTCTAAACGTGTTAGGACAATTCCCAAGAAGTATTAGAAACGATAGTCTGAGATACGGCAGCACCACTGGCTTCAAGAGTGATTGTCTCCTGACCGAATGAGAATACAGGGTCACCAGCAGATTGCTTGATTTGAATCTGAGCCGACTGACCTCCAGCGGTCGTTACTTTCATTGCTGCAGTCAATTCGTCAATTGTCGTATTTGCTGCAATTCCAGTGAAAGTGATACTGAACTCAAACTCCTGCTGTGCTCCAGGGTCGCCAGTGATAGCCACATTATTGGTGGTTTCTACTCCACCAGCGGTGTACTTCGAAGGAAGAGTCAATTTAAGACCTCCTGCAACCACCGCACGAGTCTCAAGATTAACCAATTCGAAGTTCAACTTCGAAGAGTTGGTTTTACCTGTAATCGTCAGAGTTCCACCTGCTTTTCCAACAGTTGTTTCTGCTCCATTCGTAAATGAAACGAACTCAGGTTTTCCTTTCTGAATAACCTTGTAAGTTTTATTCGGCGAAACTCCAACCGCCACACCTGTTACAGTCGTCTCACGTTGTTCACGACCTGTGTGAACTGTACCCGTGTTCTGAACTGTCGCATTACCGTTTCCCGAAGCGGGATTGACGGTCAACCATGCTGCCTTTGCCATAATAACAAACGATTTTATAAATTAAACTAAATTATATCACCAACAAAGATACAAATAATTAGGGAGAAATACTACTCCAATCTCCAAGGGGTCTTCGCTTCAATCTCCTGTTCACCTTTGTTGTTCATCTCATCAAGCCATACATATCCCGAACCAAACTTGAACAATTCGTCACCAACTGATAACACCCAATCAGTATTCGAATAGATAGTGTTCTCACCTGTTGCTAACAGTGAATCCAGCCATACATACGGATTTGAAAATTCAAAATATTTGTCCAAAGGAGGCGGAACCCATCCTGGGTCTGACCCAACAGGTATCGCATCCTCAATGATAAATCTCCTCACAATTTCAGGTCGAATGATAGAAGCATAATCACCAATGTCCTCGACCTCTATTGATACGTTCTTGACCAATATCGGCTGTGGAAACAAAGCGTTTTCCGCTATCAATTCATTCGTGCTGAAATCGAAGTAAGCAAACTCCTCTTCAAATGTATTTCTGGCTCCAATGAGCAACGCATATATAACTTCCCCCATCAGAATTGACTCAAGCATATTCTCACTGAAGCACATCAAATCAATCTTCGACAAGGCTGGCTGACGGAACCCCTCACGTTCATATTCAGTTGCGCCAAACGTGTCTAATACGGGTGCGCCATAACCGCCAAGCGGTGCTGGCTTATCCGTTGAACGTCCTGGCTCCCTTACGATAATACAGGGAAGATGGCTTTTATCCTTCGGATACTCCATCTTTACCTGTATCTTTCTGGGACTCGTATTAGTTCTCAGGAACAGTTTCTTTGCTTGCTCATAGAAGTCAAAAGAGCCGTCCCTCGTCCCATAGAACATATGGTAGAGGAAGGTCTCATGCTCCGGCACACTTTCGTAATCATACTGAATGTACTGAAGCAACCCATCGACTATCTGTTTTATTCTCGCAATTAAAATCATCTTTATAATTGATTTAAAAATTCATCAATCGCCATGTCAGCAACCTCAAACACCTGTGCCTCGTCGAGTGCCCTGTCCATGAACTTCCGAGGTTCAAATCCCGGATTTATCCAACTTAACGGGTCGCTCTTATCACTCACTCTTCGGAATGTGAAGTATCCCCCACGATTCTCCTTATCAGTAGAAGCGATATCAATTCGTACGAGTCCTTGATATTGAGGTGCTTTGTGAGTATAAGCCGGAATGATTCCTTCGGCTGTTTGAATAGGTTTACGCTGCCCGAGTTGTGCGTACTGTATAGGAAGCTGATTCTTCTTTACAGGCTGTCCACCGTTACTCTTAGCAATGTCGTAAATCTCTTTCGGCAGCCGATTTTGAAACACCATTGATTCCGCCACAGCATCAGGAGTAGCGTACCGAAACGGAATTATCAGATACCAACCCCCACTCGCAGATGTCTTCTTCTTTGAGGAGTTGGAAAATCCTGGCTTCATGTCAAAGGGAGCCTTCCCCTCTTCAAGAGCCAAAGCCAACCCGTCCTGTCCGGGAGCAAGCCCAAACACCACTTCCGTCGGACTCACCCTATCAACGTACATGGCATTCTTATACAGTTTTCGGGTCTTCTTTAACTCTCTATTGACAAGGTTCTCCCACTTGTTTACATACTCAGTCACCACCCGATTGATAATCTCGCCACCGAGTTCCTGAGCCTGCGAACCTGTAAGAGCAAACTCCGCTACGATTTCACTCAAATCAACGTGTATCGGAATCATTGTCGTCGTTATATATTATTCCACTTCCATCGTAATTAGGACGCTGCATGTCTATTAGGTGAGTTCTCCGTCCCACACCCTGTATCGGCATCTTGAGGATTTGAAACTGTCCGCTCTTCTTATCCTTACCTAACGAGGCTCGGATTTCGTGAGGCATATCAATGATGTGGTATTCCACCCTGTGTTTGTACAGGACTGAAACACCTGTCTCTGGAGGAACGTTCCCAGGAGCAAATCTCAAGCAATACGGGTTCTCGGGAACTATCTCATAGACTGATGGGTCTAACTTGATTAACGGGGACTCGGAATCCTTAAAGGTGTACACTGCCACGATACCATCCTCTATTGGGGCATAAGAGAGAAAAACAGCAACCTCGTCACCTATCATCTCCCTCGCCACCAACATTTCCGTAAACGAAGCATATTCATCCTCTACCGTCACTCTATCAAAGTAGGAAAGGAAGTCTTTATCTTCATCCCGAACGGTTATCGCAGCCGTACCCATCAATTCCGGAGCCCATTGAACGTACTGTGTATTCCTGTTCAGACCTGTTACAAGTGCTTTGGTTCTCCTCGGATTTACGAAGAAGTATCCAAAGCCGTGACAGTTCTGACAATCAGGTAACGGACTGCCCGAGTTTCCCTGACACGGACAGCGTATCGCCTTTTCACAGATTATATCATAACCGTGCGCCCAAATAACCGAGTTAAAGTCATTCGGGCGAAAACTCACTTGAGGCTGTCCATATAAGGACTGCTCGGGAGCCTCTGATATAGGTCTTCCATTCATGATGCGTATCTCCTTTCTAATAAAGTTTTAGAATTCCAAGGCTGAGGTTTACCCTTTAACGCTTTAGAAATCCTTTTCCGAGTTTCTTCTGAATGATGTTTCTCCAGCATTGGTTTTCTACCGACCCTTGCTTTCGACATTTTCTTTCGAGTTTCTTCAGAGTGTTTCTTTCCTATATGAGTGGCAAGCAACTTCTCTTTCAACCAATCAGGCATCGGAACCCCTTTGTTCCAAGGAGTTTTACCCTTGTGAAGTTCTGATATCTTTTGTCTAAATTCGTCAGTCACTTCCTTTCCCGTACCGTCACCGCCTGGAGTTGAATTATACCCACACTTATAGGAAATGAATCTACTTATGCAAGCCTTTTCAAACAAAGGAAGTCTTTCGATTGGAATACCACTCAATAAGCAATCAACGTGAAAATTCTGCGAACCATATTTTCTGATTGCCTTATGAAACTGAAAATTATCCTTCTCCGCTTCCGCAGCATAAATATGTTCATGAAATCTTCTATGAACCTTACGAACAGTTATACCAACGTAAACTTTATCGTTGATATCGTTATACACAATATACAAACTACCTGTCTTCATTTATACAACTACCATACGAATTTCATCATATACTAATTTCAATTTCTTCACAGAATCCGCAATCTCTTTTTGATATTGCAAAATCCTTGCCCCATATCCTGCGTTGGTTGCTGATGATGTTGAACTGATTGATTGACTCAACCCGTCAACACCTATCGACTGGGCAGCGATACCCGCACCCAATATCAAGTCACCAGCAATTCCAAGTGGTCCGAACGTAGCCAATTTCCCCGTCAGATTGATTAAGTCCATAGGCATATGGTCGAGGTCAAAGCCTGTAATATACTGGAAGTCCCAATAATCCGGAATCATCCTGAAGTGCTGGCTTCCCAATTGGGTTGTCAGACCACTCAAGATGACCTCAGCATTGGCAGTAGCAACAGCCGAACCCGTGGGAACGATTGAAACTCTTCGCTTATATAGACCATAACTGTTCTGGTGAGTTGTCAGCCATTGTGTCGGATAGGAAATTTGCTCAAGATTGTTGAACCGTCCCGTCAACGATATCGGTTTGTTGACGGGATAGTTCGTGAACAGAATAGGGAAACTCTGCCAATAGTCGGCTCGGTAAAATGTCAACTTCTCTTGGTCAATGAACTGGCGCATCAGTTTCAGGTTGAAGAAGTTCTCAACCTCTCTTTGAGCAGCCTGTATATAGAACCGCATACTTTCACTGCTGAAAGAAGTCCCGTCGCCTCCCTGTATGGTTATCCCGTACAGGTACAAAGAAAAAATCTCCGTGGGATTAAATATCATCCCCGTGTTCTTTCTATACTTCATTGTCAAAACAAGTTGTCCCATCTCGCATTACTCTTTAGAAGCGTTTACCAAAAATTCGATGATTTCGGCTTTGGTCTTCTCAGCGATAGCGGTCATGTCAATACCACCCTCCTGACCAAAAGCAATCAGTTCATTTTTCTTCATTGCACCCAGTTCCTTGCGGAGAGCAGCCTCTTCCTCTTCCGGAGTAGGGTTTCCCTCACCACCTTCGCCACCTGTTACTTCGGGGTCAGCGTCTCCCTGAGTTTCCTCGCCTGTACCCTCTGCTGGGTTCTCTACGATAGTTTCAGGTGCAGGGGGTGTAACTGTCTCGGCTGGGGGAACGGTTCCCGCAACGAGTTGAATACGAGCCTCGTGTTCACGATTGTATTCGTTCTTCCAGTTTTCAACCTCTTGCTCGAGTTCCTCAATCTTCTTTTTATTCGCTGTATTGACATTTGTCAGGCGAGCAATCTCTTTCTTGTACCACTCTTCACGGTCTTTGAAGTCTGACTTCATCTGAACCTCTTTCGGGGTTTCGAAAACAGGCTGTTTGCCGTGTTCGTACAGGTCAGGGATTCCCAACTTGAGAACTTCCTTACCAAAGTCGTCTTCGACCTCAGCGACACAATTTACAAACTTCACGTTCTTACCATTGTAATTGATGGTGTTGTTTCCCGCTTTTCTGTTAAACAGTTTCATAATTCTTTGAATTTATTTATGATTATAAAATTAATGGGGATGGGACATACACCCCATCCCCATCATTATAACGTAATTGTCCTCGTTATTAGGTAGTCGGCAGACCAATCTTACCGATGTTGATAATACGGGCAATCTTTCCAGGCATATACTCTACCGGAGTTCCGTAGTTCAATACAGAGAATGAACGTCTCGGACCAACAATAGCGTAATCCAGTTTCATGGTTCCACCCAGTTCCAGATACTCAATCATTTCACTTCCGTTGAAGTAAACGAGAGCAGACTTGGTTCCGGCAATCCAACGGTTGCGGTCGTGAACCTCTCCCGGATTAGCACCGTCCCAACCAGCAGCAAGTTCAGTCTTGCTAACTTCGAAGATAGGATAGAAATCAGCAGTGCCTTTATCGACCGGATTGGCTTCGGTACGATAGATGACATAACAGGTTTCAGGATAAGCCGAAGAGTTCGCACCAGCAAACTTCAGAGTCACGGACTGAGTTGCGCCAACAGCCTGTTCAGCGTCGTTCAACAGAACGGGTTCAGACTCTCCGTAACGGTTCTTCGCTGTAACAGCATAGAAGTAGTTACCAGCGTGAACAGAACCAAACATTCCCTTCGCGTCAACGGCAACAGCAACCGGAGTCGTAACATCCTTAATAGGAGCGTTCGGAGCCTTGTCAGAAGTCTTACCACGACCCAACTTAATCGGCTGGTTGAAGTCGAAGTATTTGTCCGCTTTGATGTTCACCTTACCAAACTGAGTGGTGATGTCGTTTACCGACTGACCCATAGTTGCGCCCACAACGCCACCAGCCATACCAACGATAACACGTTTAGACTCGTGGAAGAGTTTCACGTAGTTGTTGAATACGACAGGGGAAGAAACGATACGGTCGATGATACCGTTTCGGTCGTTTACAACTGCCTGAGCAGCGTCCTCAACCAAAGCGTCATTCAGAACAGAACCGTTTGCGTTCAATACGGCAGGGTCTCCGAAGTAAGCGTCAAGCACCTGTTCAGAAGTTTTACCCAGCAAGCCACCTGTGATATCGTTGATACCAGCGATGTGCTGTGCAAATACACCGTCGAACTCTTCAGGAACTTTTGCCGAGTCAGCGTCAATCACTTTCTTGTCAAGGATAGTCTGAAGCAAGATGGTCTTGTTTTCAACTTCCTTGGTGTACAGTGAACCAACGACAGTCTTGACAATCATACCCGGATGAGTAACCTGTCCAGTCACACCTGTGAACTTGACAACGATTGACTTCCGACGATATACAGAGTCGGTCTCAGTAGGAGTTTCGCCTTCCTGATTGAAGATGCCCACTTCCTGACCATACTTGTACAACTGATTGTACTGATGAACAGTATTGTCAATCTTCTGACGGTTCAACTCATTCCAGAACACCAACTGGTCCAAACGGTTTTCAAGGTTCTTCAGCACAGAATCCAAGGATTCAGGTTTCAGACCTCCACCGTTATTCAATTGGTCGTTGTACTGCATACCAGTCAACAGACCTGCTTCCATCGCCTTCAAGATTTCATCCGAAGACATACTTTCCAACGGATTTGTAGCCTCCGTTCCATTGTAATTGAATAAATCCATTTTCGTATATTATTTAAAGTTTCGTACGAAATTATTTCACGAGGCGAACGTTCTTCTTGTTATACATATACAAGGCTGCGTCTTTACCTATGTCCCCACCAATCGGGTCAAGCAAATAGGCAGTTGTATTGTCGCGCAAAGACTTCTGTATTTCGGGGTCGGCTTCCTCGTCAATCGATTTAGCAATCAACTCACGAACAACCGCACGGTCTCTCGAAATGCTCAGAACTGTTTTGTTGTCCTCATCCTTAGCACCGCCACCCTGTTCAATGCTTTTCTCGATGATAGCCTTGCTCAGACCAGCACTCTTGAATTCAGGAGCCGAATTTCCGAAAGCAATAATCGCCTGTCGCATACCGTCCAAAGATTTTTCAATCTTGTCAGTAATCGGCTCAAGAGCCTTTTCTACGATAGCCGGAATAGACTTCAGCAGGTCATCCTGAGACTGATTAAACTTGCCAAACAGGCTGTCCTCAATACTCTTGATGATGTCCGCAGAAAGTGACTTCGCAATGTCGTCCTTTTTCTTGTCGCCATCGCCACAGCCATTACCCTTTTCGAGGTCGGGGTCGTCATCGCCCTCTTCCTTTTTCTTGTCAGGGTCTTTCTTGTCCTTGTCTTTGTCTTTTTCCTTCTTCTCGTGATTTCCATCACCGTCGCCTTCGCCATGGTCATCCGGACCACTTTGAACCGACTTTTCCAATTTGATTGAGCCGGATTCAATCCAACCAGCAATCACCTCTTCTGTAAACCCACTGCCAAGCAATGATTTTACGAGGTCGTCATTTTTCTGTTCATCAGTTAATTGTACCATACTACTTTAATTTTTCGGATTAAAAATATTACAAAATTTCTTTTCCCTAAAATGAGTCATCAAATGCCCTCTTGGATAATACGGAATTTTGAATCGATGACAATCCTCTTATTCCCTATCACCTGTTCGAACATGACATCACGCTTGAGTTGGCTCTTGAGTAAATCACCAGTAGGAATGAAATCCTGAGATTGAATACCTTTCACGAAATCGATATACGAATTGAAGTTTACAGGAGTAAACGTCAGCGCAATATTATTGATAATTGCCTTCGTGATATGTTTTTCGTTCTTCGGGTCTCGCTCCAAGGCTTTTCCCTCAATAGACATTCCAGGCTTTCTGGTTGAACCGCTTTCGCGCATTTCAATACACTTGTCCCAAAAGGCTCTTGCCTCGGGAGACTCGCTCCATAACTTTCCTTTCACCCAAAATTTGTTATCGACTATCTTCCCGTCAAGCGGTTCACCAATCCAAAACCTACTTTTCAATTCTTTTGCTCGAACTGTTAAGTGGTCAAGATTGAACAAACCATGCTTGAGGAAGTAGTCTATAACGAACCCATTGGGCTCCATTGAGTCACCCTGATAATCTTTGCTGTCGTCACTCGCGATGCCCTCAAATATCATATTCTCGTAGCGACGGTCATCACCACGAGGATACTCAGTAGCGTCAGACTTCATGAAGTCTATCGGCAACCAGAAGTTAAAATCATTTGGGGTCTGCTTCTTCATACTTCCACTTTATAAATTTGTGACAAAGTTACAAATCATTTTAGAAAGTTACAAATATCGGGTCTCCAACATAATCGGTTCCACGCTCGTTCGCTGCCATAAATTCTTCTTGAGGAGTCCGGACTTTCATGGGTCCAGTCATCAATGAATATTTCATTTCCTCGAGAATACGCATCATGTCGTTGTCGTCCCCTGTAAACACTATCTCAACCTCTGTTAAGCGGTTGGTCGACGGGTCTTCACGGTAACGAGTGTCATGAATAATTAGAGGCTTCACAAATTTGAGATGACCGTTTGTCCCAACTGTTACTTCCTCCGCTCCGCTAATACCTTTCATGATGGTTTCGACACACTTCATCGGGTCTCGTACAGGTACAGAAACTTTTCGTTTGTCCCCATCCATAGATTCCGGTTCAAGCGGTTTCACGGCTTCGATGTCCAAAGCCTTCTTCAGGATTGATGTGAATCCCGGAACGAATGCTTCGGGAGTGATACGTCCTTCTGATAAGGCTTTCATCAGCGGTTTGGCTTCCTCTATCTGATGTGGCTTCATCAGCATGTCAAGAACTATCTCTCCTTGGTCGAAGATAAACGGCTTCAAAGGAATCTGTCCCAAGTCAATGAATTCAGCGAAACAATGTTCCGACGCATCAACTGTTACAGGCTGCAAGCAGTCCACCCAAACTTGGAAATACTTGATATGCGCATCCTCTGTTTTGTGCTCTCCGAGGTACACAATTCCCCTCCCCTCAATTGGGTCAAGATTTGTCTCCTCTTTAAGTTCCCGAAGCGCAGCCGTCTCAAAGTCCTCTCCTGGGTCAACATGACCTCCAGGGATACATACCTTACCAGTAGGAACAAAGTTCTCAACACGATGTAAAACGAGGACTCTACCATCCTTGTCAAAAGCAACCACGTCAGCGTACTTTGTCGGCTCGCCTGTAATTGACTTCACGATGTCGAAATACACCTGTTTAGACAGTTTACCGCCACGATAAGCCTCTTCAGCCTGTTCAAGAGCATCAATACCTTTACAGATGTCACCAACGTCGGGGTCGTTACGGTATGCCTCAAGCGATTTCAATATCTTGTTTCTTTCATTCACGGCTGACGAAACTTCCTTCTGGTGCTCTTTTAGGAATCCTCTGTACTTTTCAAATACTTCGGATTTCTTCTCCTCAGGTAAACCATCCACACCGTCAATGACAGACTTCTGAATTGAAAACTTGTCGGACAATTCCTGACCCAAAGTTTCAAGGTTCGCCAACTGACCTTTCAACTTCCGATAGTCCTCAACCTTTTCTTGGGTTGACTGAATTCCTAAAAATTTCTTCAAGTTCATAATTATCATCTTTTAGACTGTATATTCTTTATTTCCAATTGTTATCTTCGCTCGACTCTTCCGTTCAACCTTTCTCTCATAATTCTTAGGAGGCTCGAACTGATGTGTGTCAGGGTTCCATACATATCCCTTCGGAACATAACGCAAGTCGCACCGACAGAACGGGTGAACAGGGTGTATCGTCGCTTTCCAATCTTTCGACTTCACACCATAGTTCGTACCGTTTGCCATGAGTTCCGAAAGCCTGAACACCCGTGGCTGGCTCCCGATACCCCCTGTTAGGTATAATCGTATGCAATGGCGACAGGCTCCAGGGAAGACATCAAAGTAAACCAACGGGTCGGGGTCTTCTTCCATCATGATTTCGGCTCTTCCGAGATTGTATATATCTTGACTTTCCGTCTCAACGATACGTCCCCAATCCCGCTGCCAATCATTCATCTGGTTAGCGAGGTTTGAAGTAATCTTCTTGACGGAACGCTTCTCGAACGTGCCTTCGAGCATCTCCTTCCGTAAAGTCGCATCAGCCTTTGCCTGCTCTTGAGCCTGTAAGTAACTGAGTTCCTCTGCGGAAATTGATGCTCGGACATCGTTCTTGATGCGGTCGGCAAATCCTTTGATATGAGTATAAGTTTTGTTAGCGGCAACCTTGTAGAACGCCATTTCCCTCGCTGTGGGCTCAAATAAGCCCATTTTAGACAGAAACGCAGTAAACTCGGAGTAAGTCATCTGAGCGGTGGCTTTCGTCCCAACAGCAGCCGAAACACGACCAAAAAGAAACGCTTGATAATGGGAAGGGAATTTAGGAATCAGTTTCACCAAGTCAACCCCTTTCTTCTTCAGGAGCGCAAGGTCTTCAGTTGTTAGGTAGTCTTTCCCCAACACCTGTGCAACCATCTTCACTACTGCGAGGTCGATGTTTGTCAAAATCTTCTTTATTTCATCTTCCGTGAATAACATTATCTTTTCTTCTTTTGTATTTCAACCATAGTTTCAACAACGTCTCCGAACAGTTTAACAGCGTTGAACGCATTCTTCCCTTTACCCTCGTATTCCTTTTGAACCTTTGGATATCTCATCGGGTCGACGTGATGATGAATTCGGGGTGATGCTGGTGCTTTCATTTTCTTATTCCTAATTGTGAATCAATGAACTCCAAAGCCTTTCCGAGAATAGGGTTCTCCATAGACTTTTCAACCATCATCGCCTGTATAGCCTCTTCCGCTGTTTTAGGTGAGTCGTTCCCTTCTTCGCCATCGACGATTTCGTTCATACCCTCACCACCCATCATTTTGTTGCTCTGAGCCGACTGATACACCGTGTTAAGGATAGTGTCCTTATTCGGGTCGAACTTTCTACCTGAATACTTTTCGAACATATCCTCAAGCGATACAAAGCCAGCCTCAGACTTCTTCTTATCCAGTTCAACCTGTGCTGCCTCGTCCTCAATTTCAATACCTGTAAACACGAGTTCCAAGCGGTCGTCAATTTCACTGATGATATACTTATTCAGGATATTCTGATAGAACACTAACAGAGGAGTCAGACCTTTCTGTTTTGAATGGTCAAGACGTTCCTTCTGTCCTTCCTGTCCAAATATACGAGCAGCGTCCTGGAATTGAAAGCCCAACTCCGATGGGTCCATACGGTACACGGCACACGCAATCACCAATAGGAACTTAATCCATTCAGTGAACTCCATGTCTCGGTTCGTCTGCTGTAAATCAATCCACTCAAGGTCTATTCCCTGAATGACGGGTATCTTATGAGAATTATACACGGTACTCATCGTCTGTTTCCAATCCTGACGAAACTCGTTCAGGGTTCCTTGGTCGACGTTTCCGTTCTTCACATTGATGAAGCCTTTCGGCTGGCTACCTTGTTTGAAGAAGTTACCATTGTACTGCATTCCCCACAAAATCCATGTCACAATTTCAATCAGCGTTTCCAACTCCGAACAGCCGTATCCATTACGCAACACGTTGGTCGTCTTATTACGGATACCATAACCCAACTCCCACGGATAGAAAACTACATACTCATCTGATACAGGGTGACGGATAATCTGCCCATCCCATACCATAGCATAGCGAGGTAAATAACCGTGCCAGCGGAAGTTCTCGAACATCTGTCTGTATCGTGGGTCGTTCGTGTCTAACTGCCGTATCAGGGCAGCGTCAACGGCACGATACTTCTTGAGGTTCATATTCCTTGCTCGAACGAGTTCGAATGTCATCTGGTCAAGCACAAGAGAGTCTCTCAATACTTTACGGGTAAACTCTTGAAAGTTGTCCTCGCATTCCCATTTGTCATTCTCTCCACCGTCTTCAAGGAAACGAACTATGTAATCGACAATCTTCTTGTCTTTTGCTGATAGTTCCTTTTCGTCGGAACCCTCAGAACCTGGACTTCGCTTGTAACGAATTTGGTATCCTGGCTTCTGGTCGTCAACGCTGTACTTCAAAAAGTTCTGAACCTGTTCAATACGTGTGTTGATAATAGCCTTAATGATGAAGATATCGCCCATTCGGTTTAGAGTCCCAAATGCTATACCGTTGTTCGGGTCGCGATACCCCTTACCATTGAAGCCTATCTCCGACGGGTTCCAAAGGATTGATTTAATTTCCGGCTGGGGTGCTCTCCTGCTGTTCTTTTGTTGCTCAGCGATAAACGCTTGTGCCTTCATCACCTCTTCAAAATTCTCTGAGTTTAGGGACTTCTGAAGACGGTTCCTCAACGCTATCGGAGCAGCCTGAGCCATGATTTGGAGTTCCTGAAGAGACAGTCCATCAAGACCGTCTATGGGAACCACATTATTGGCTCCCACTGAACTCCTGTTTTTTGATGAACGGTTCTTCTTACTTCCCATAATTAAATAGTTCCAGGAGTGACGAATGTTTTGGCTTCATAGGTACGACCACCGTAAATGAAACGGATAGTGAACCAAGTTACCATTTCCGGACGCAAAATACCCAAGTCTTTCACGATTTCGAACATCAGTGAATTGGAAGCCTTTGCGGTCAGGGTTTTCTTGTCTTCGCTCAACTTGCCCAAGTCAGCAGAATTTCCACGGAACTCAAGTTGTCTTTCGTCGGCAAATACCTGCACTTGATACTCTGTTGTTTCCTGCTCATCAGCGTCAGCAGCGATTTTCTTGAACTTCGCAACCAACCAAGGCAGCGATGCCTTAGAAGCAGCGTAATCGTACTGGTCTGTATATGATTTGGGAACCACAGCATAATAGGTCGCTTCGTTAAAAGCCACACCCAGTTGCAACCCGAAGATTGTACCTACTTCAGCAGGAACGCCACTTGTGAAGTCAGCAGACTCATCAATGATAAGTTCATTGCCCTCGTAGCATTCTACTTTACATTCACAGGTCTTAGCAGCATTCAGCATCATCGGGATAGTTACTTCATCTCCCATTTTGAAATTCAGACCAGCCTGTACCAGACCATGATAATTTTTACCAATGAGTCCGGTCACCATGAAGTTGTTGATAGTTGCTAACCCATCGGTCTCAACCGTAACAGCCTCCGCACCTTTCGAATAAACATATTTCTTCATCTCTTTTATGTTTTAATTCTACATTTATTAAACGATACAAATTTACAAACAAAAACGGCACTAATAAAGCATGATATCCTTATTCTTTCTTTTGGCTCTCTTTACCACGCTTTTCCAGTTCCCCCTTAACTTTCATTATAGAGTAAAGCAACTCCGCTCTCTGAGACTTCTTGATTGCTTCAAAGTTCTTATTTAAATCGTTCACAAGTCCTTTCTCCATCTTCTTAAGATTGTCGGTAGGGATATTCTTAATGTTTGACCACTTTTCATCAACCCCCTTTCGAACTTTCTCTGACAGATATTTCTTCAGATTGACCTTTCCGCTGTTAGGAACATCATCAAACTTGATGCGGGTGTACACTTCAGCCTCTTCATTGGAAGTTTCCTTTATTTCTTCTTTACGCAATTCAACCTTTCTAATCACATCCTGAACCTGTTCAACATCTTTTGCATCCTTATTTTCAGAAAGATATTTCTTCGCATCAGAAATAAACTTATCGGCTTCCTCCTCATTCATTCGATAAATTGGCTTGTACCCAGTTCTATCAAAATATTCCGGTTTTTGAGACTCTTTTGGTTTTTCGCCTCTCAATTTAGCAATCACCTCTTTTACTTGTTTCACACGCTTGTCGTACTTCTCTTTCCCGTCACGCTTAATCAAGCGTTCTTCGTTGTCCTGAAGATAAGACAATTTTCGACGAGCCTCACGCAAATCATCTTTATCAGTTTCAGACAACTCCTTAGAAGCCTCCTTCTTTTGGGCTTCGTTTATCTTCTTGCTGGTTTCTTTAGCTTCCTTTGCGTTTTTCTTTTCTTCATTCGCCTTAACGCCAGCATTAATCTTTTCAGCCTGTTTCTTAGCAGCCTCAAGTTTGCTCTTCTTTTCAACCAATACCATGATTTGGTCATTAGGAAGATTCAGTTTCCCCTCATTGATAGCAGCGATGACCATGTTTACAGCCTCGAGTTCTTTCGCAGGGTCAGCTTCCTTCTTCTCAGTCTTTTCCCTGTCCTCAGGCTGTTTCTCAGCACCATATCTCTGCCCGACACGATGTTTGCGACGGTTCTCAGAGGTGTCCGAATAAACACCTGAACGAGATTTCATTATTGTTCTTTCTGTCAATGTAACCATATTCTTTTCAACCATTTAATTTGATACACAAATATATTATGAAATCTTGAATCATCAAAGAGTTTCCCGAAGAAAACTCCTAAATTATTCCCAGGACTCAGGAAGAAGAGACTCTTTCCCGAGTTCTTTAGCACGCTTTTTAATCCACCGTCTCGCAGCGGCAGGGTCTTTCGCCCGACCAACACTACGAATGGCGTCTTTCAAATCCTGAGCATTACGAATAGGGAAAGTCCTTTATTCCCGTCCATATCCCTGACTTAATGGGGAAAGAGCCATCTTTCATGGCTTCTCCCTCTTTCGCCAATTCACGTCTTTCCTTTTCCGGAAAATCGTGTTTATTCAATGATTTCTCAAGCAGCGTTTCCATTATTCAACCGGAATTTGGTTCTTGTACGGCTGACCCACACGTCCCAGACGCTGATTGTCAGGGGTATCAGCATAAACACCTGTTCCCAACGACTTCATGATGTCGCCCTCTGTTTCACCGTTCAACGATTTCAGGAACTCCAATGTAGGAGAATAAGCCTGTCCAACACGGTTCAGGCGACGATTTTCAGGGGTGTCACGATATACACCTTCCAAACCTTTCATGACAGTTCCGTCAGCAGCCGTTTCCCACTCAACCTGTTTAGGACGATAGAAGCGAATGACGTCTTTACCCTCTTCATCAGCGCATACGGCTTTCTGAAGATACATTACGTCAGCCACGAAAGCCTCTTTCTCCTCGGCTGTAAGTTCGTTGGCACGACTCTTCATGATTCCTTCCTTGTAATAGGAAGCCACCTCATCGGGTGTGAATACCTCGTATCCATTGTTACGAGCAGTTTCCTCAAACAACTGGAGGGAAACTTTCTTTCCTTTATTTTCCATACGACTTGTAAAATTAAAAATTCTTTATGAGCAAAGTTATTCATAAAATTTTAATATGGTAGGAGTGAGTTCAACGGTATGGCTCTAAAATAAAAACGGGCAGTGAGAAGATTCACATCCTCTCATGCCCCAGATTTCTGTCAAATACTTAAAACCTAAACTTTTCTTTAATGAACAAAAAGAATCTTCTTCAAAAACTTTTTAGATGTCAATCAAACAATGTAAATCAAATCAAACTTTAGACGATGTTCGATTAGGCGAACCAGACCGAACACAAATATAACGCTATCAATGCACAAAAGTTTTTCTCATTTACATTTCTCCTAACAACATCGGCTGCGACAGCAGCCTCTCAGGGCGAAGTCCATCGAAGATGGCGAAGCCTGTAAATTCCGAACGCAGTGAGGTGTGTTTTCGACGTGAAAATGACTTCTTAAAATTTCCGTTCGGGACTCTAACTTGTATTTCTATTGAAACTTCTATTGTACTCATATATTGATACACAAATTTTCGAGTCCGTGAGTCTTCCCTATTTTATGGGGATTCTTCTCCCACAAATTTTGTTTTATAAAAAGGGGTTTGAGCGCAATAAAAACAGGGGTCTAAGGGGTTATAAAAAGGGGTTTGAGCGCAATAAAAAGGGGTTTGAGCGCGTCGACAAATTTATAAACAGGCTTTTAAGCGCAGTTAATTTACAGTCTTAATTCGAAGCCAAGCCTGTTTTTAAAGGGGTTGATATGACTTTACCCTGTTTATAATTTTTCCCGTTATATTTGTGTGGAAATTAAACATTATACGATATGAAAAGAAATAAAGGAATCATTCAATCGAACTTGGCGACCTTTGGCGTCTATAAGTTCACATCGTGGCAAATGAACTGTTTGGTTCATCTTGTCGAACAGTTGCAACCTGCTATGTCCCGTGATGTTGACTGGCTGAACGCTGACTTGAAAGTTTTTCAAGAAACTCTTCCCCTGGATAAGAACGGTAATCTTCTCATTCCTATACAAATGAATGAGATTGATAAACACCACCATGGCTCTATCGTTCTCAACGAAATAAAGAAGATGTTCAAACAGACGATTAAATACAACTTTACCAATGAACAGGGTAAATTGGTTCGGAGGGAGTGTTATCTTATCTCTACGATGGATATTGACGAGGATGACAACATCGTACTGGGGATGCCTGTTACAAGTTTACGTTGGCTTCTATATTATGGTAAGGGAATAGGAGGAACAATCTACGACAAGAAGTCTGTCGTGTCAATGAATGGCGTCTATGCCAAGCGTATTTTTATGATGTTGAGTCGTTGGAAGGACAAGCGTGTCTTTTCTATGAAAATATCCGAACTTATGGATGAACTTCAGACTCCGGAATATAGTGTCCAAGATTTTGAGCGGTTCGTTCTTAAGACCGCTTTCCGGGAAATGATTAACAACCTTAACTCGGTTCTTCAGTTCAAATACTCTCTTTCCTATACAGGTACAAAGGTCGGGAAAGGAAAACGAGGATTCGATACTGTCACGTTTAAAGTGTATGATAAACTTTCTGAGGCTCAAATGGAAGAGTTCCTAACAGACTCATGGAGCAACAGAATAAATGCTATCTAATATGGGCAAAGAAGAAACTTTAACAGTGCTGAATCTTCAGGCGGAATGTGACCGTCTGAATAAGAAGATTCTTTTTCTTGAGAAGGAGAACCGTGAACAGCGCAAAGAGTTGTCCGACTATGCCAAGCGAGAAGAACAACTGTTAGGAGAAATTGAAACGCTCGAATCGGAACTCCGTGAGATTACCCGTGAACAGCGTCCTAAATATACCCCCACGCAACCTGTGGAATCTGTAGAGGATTTTCTTCATCCCAAAGTAGATACTGGAACTGGGCTGAACCGAGTGGGCAAGAAAGGCTTCGAAGAAAAGTGGGAAGACTTCATGTATGCTTATACAGATGAAATCTTCATTGAGGCTGACCAGCCTGATGTACTTTTCTATCGTGACAATGCCGATAATTGCTTTGTCACCCCAACGGGGAACACTCGGTTGCCTTTCCCTATTCTACAAGAAGACCTCGACCGCTATAATATCCTGAAAGTTCGACCATTGACTTGCGAGGAAATGGAGGAAGTGTGCAAAGAGTTCGATTTAACTTAAATTTCAATTACAATGGTACAAATGAAGCCTTTTCATTACCTGTACGTCATCATCGGTATGTTGGTGGCTGCGTTCTTTGGAATCTCACTTGATATGGGTATCACGTGTATGATTCCGGTCTCATTCGTTGTCATTGGGTTGTTCGCTTACCAGAACATGAAGAAAAATCTTCCTGTTGGACAGGCTATCCTCAACGGAGGTCTTCCACCACTGATAGGCGGTCTTCTCATTTGGCTATGCTTTCTGCTTGGTAACTGGTTCAATGTAGGTGGCTGATGAAGAAACTGATATTCCTTTTCTTGACATTGCTGATTGTAGGTTGTGCGACAACTCGGAAGACTGTGTTCTTCGAAAGAGTGACTCCACAGCCTCTTTCAGTAATTGACAGCCTGAACACCGTTCACGGCTTGAGCGTCCCTACGAATTTAGATTCGTGGGGAAAGACGTACTTCATCGGGAGCGATTCCGTGATGACCACTGTGTATGTCCTTACTGAAAAGAAGGATAAAGTTCTATATATCTTTTCAGTCACACAAACGGCTGGAAAGGATAATGTTCTATTCAAATTTAGGCAAGAATGATAACGAAAGGACTTGGATTTATTGAGAGTGGCGTCAATCCGAATGATGCCACTTATGCTGCTCCGAAGATTGAACTTCCGAAGCGATATGAACTGCGGGAACAACTCCGTGTCTATGACCAAGGCAATAAGGGGAGTTGCGTGTCCTGTACAGTTGCAGAGATGTACAACTTCTATTGCAAATCGAAAGGTCGTGAACCGTCTATCGGCTTCGAATACCTGTACGATGAACGTTCCGACAAGACTATTGACGGAATGATGCCTCGCGAGGCTTTCGAGATTTTGAAAGGCGAACACCGTATAGAAGTATTCGCTCGTATTGGCTCTCTGGACGCTCTCAAAAAGAGTGTTCTTACCAATGGGGCAGCACTTATAGCGATGAATGTATTTTCGTATAATGACGACTTTTGGAACGGTGATGAGTTCATGGGTGGTCATGCAGTAGCGGTTGTTGGCTACGACGAAACAGGTCTCATCATAAAGAACTCCTGGGGAACATCGTTTGGTCGGGGTGGTTACACTACTCTTCCATACAGTCAGTTCAACAAAGTTCGTGAGGCTTGGACGCTTCTGTCTTAAGCCTGTTTTTCCTCTTAATCATTGAGCACTTCCTCTGGGAGTGCTCTTTGTTTTTCTTCGAAAATCAAGAAGCAGTCTCCCTGTCGCAAGCAGCAGCAAAGCCTTCTGCTTGGACTTATCCTTGGTACCTAAACAACAAAGGTGGACTTTCTATGCAAAATTTCAATATTTATCTTGATTTATACAATGGTTCAGGTATTATTGATTCAATTGTGATAAGTGGAGGAGGAATGTCTTCAGGGGGTGGAACACGAAGAGGAACTTATACAACGAGAGTTCAATCAAATGGAACTTGGAAAATTCGTTCAGTTGTTGTTGAAAGTACAACGTACACTGCTGACCAATTCTTCAATACTCTTGGAGGAAGATTCGCCTATGGCGAAACAGAACCAACAGGTACAGCCGGAAAGAATAATGGTGTGGGAAACTATTATCATTCTCTTGGATTTTGGTTCAAAACAACTTGATAAGGAAGGGAGTCCGGATTCCGGACTCCCCAATTCATTATATCGTTGAAACATTACCACTAATTTGAACTGTTGCAGTGTTACCACTGTTTAAGCGTACAGTTGCAGTTCCTTGACAGTAATATCCCGGAACCAAAGCGGGACGACCGCCTCCATCACCACCTGTTGCTTGATACCAATTGGCTGGCCATACCTTAAAAGTCCATGTATTATTTCCAGCCGATACAGGTTCAGACTTGCCGACGTCGCCCATCTGATATTTTATAGTCCCACCGTCAGATTTCATAGCCATGGAGACTGAAACGGTTGGTTTGGTAGGAGCGTTCGAAACGGTAATCGTAGTGGCATACGACTGACCCGTGTTCGGACTCGACATGCTTGAGAATACGGTTGTGGGCGATACGGAGATTTTCGCAACGGCTGCTTGCGACAGGGAGACTGCTTGGGTCTTACCACTACCAGTCTGCGTATAGGTGGCAGTTCCGCTTCTTGTCGTCGTCGCACTGTTCGCTGATGCCGTAACATTCGAACCGCTTACTGAGAAGCCTGTACCCGAAACAGTCGGTGTCCAATTCACATTTTCCTGGGTTGATGTTTCGACTCCGTTTATAACTTTCTTTCGGTAGGAAGTTACGGTAACGGATTTCGTTTCACCACCAGCGACGAAACTGAGCGATGTCGGAGTCACGGAGAAGTAATAGTTCCAAGTTACTACTCCCGCAGCCTGACTTGCGCCAACAGTACGTGTCATCCCGCCACCAGCGACTGAAAGGCTCGTACTGCGTGTGGATTCAGTCTGGTTAGCAGGAGCCGTGGCAGTCACAGTTGTGCTACCACTTCCTCCGGAGTCCGGAGTTGCTGTAATAAAATCTTTCTGCATAATTCTTAAAATTAGTTATAACTAAATGAAATTTCACCGCAAATTTAGCGGTTTATATCTCGAAATCAAAATCCTTTGTCGTTATCCTACAAAACGAGCCTTCCGGAGATAGGCAAATCACCTCTGTTTGGTCGTCTAAATACGATACAGATAAAACGGGGAGATAAGTGTATCCCTCAACATAGAAAATGCCTGCAGGCTCCCCGTTAAGACCGTCAAACGTGGGAACGGGTATCTTATTGGTAACAACCTGCCGTCCTGCGAATGGTCCGAAGTCCTTAACAGCCATTTTCGGACAGACCAAAACTTGTTCAAGTTCGGTGATGAACTTCCGCTTCATATTCAAGTAGGAGTTTAGGATAATGCCTGTTCCTATCTTCCCCTCGATACCGTATATCTTCCGAGTTTCGTTACGAATGACTTGGAGTTCTCCTGGGGAGAGTTCCTCGAAGTCCTTCTCGAGGATATCGAGAAGTTGCTTGTTTCTTTTCTCTTCTTTGTTCATGACTTCTCAATTTATATATGTATAACGTGGGCGCAGTGGTTTTGCGATTGATTTTCGCCAGAAAATTCCTTTAACCATTCTTTCCACGAGTAAACGGAGTCGAAACATCAACCCAGGAAAATGTATCGTGGAGCGCAACAATTAGTGGAACAGGGTTCAGCAAGAACACGGATGGTTCTTCTATTACTGCTGCGGCAAATCAAAGTAATAGACGGTCGGGAACTGTTTCCTATACTCAAACGACTTCCGGAAAAACCGCTTCGGTATCGTTAATTCAGGCTGGTGTTCAATATACTATCACGTATAAGAGTAGTGGTTCGTTTGAGAATACTTATTTCGCATTCAACTCAAGTTCTACACCAACCGGAACCCCTATGCAGTATCGTGCTATGTTAGGCGGTGGAGATGAATTTCAAGAAACTTGGAGTCCTGACCCAGGATATAGAGTGAACGATGTTTCCAAGGGTGGCGCAACTACCAACTTAAAGGCTGGCGACAGGGTATGGATTCGAAAGATGACTGGTATTGGTACAAGTTGGAGCGGTTCAACGACACAGTCGTTTGTGCTCGAAGCAAATAATCAGACAGTCAATTTGAACTAAAATTAGGGACTGGCGGGAATTATCGGGTTATTCACGGACTCCCGCCAGAATCCCTCCTTATTCATTAAAATAATAGACCCAAGCAGTCTCCCTGTCGCAAGCAGCCGTTCCCAGATTTACTCTAACAATTCAATTTAGAGATTATCAAGGAGCAACCGCTTATCTGTTTAATTCTTCGGGGACTCCTTTGTATAGTCCTAATAACTATTATTCTATGGGTTCAGGATTTGAGAATGCTTCTATCGTATGGAATGAAACAACTGGATTGACTGTTTGCAAAACAGCAAGCAAAACTGAAACAGTTCAAGCAAAGGCTGGAGATTTAATTACAGTAAGAATTCAACAATCGAGTTCAAGTTCTTTCGACCCTATGCATTTCGCAACCTTTACACTTAAAGCGGAAAATCAAACTATCACGCCATAAAGGCACCAATGAAGAAGGATGGGGAGGTCTGATATCAGACCTCCTTTCCAAATAATTAACTTCCCGAAGTTATACGAACACGAATGTTTCCCGTATCTTTTGTCGACCCACCTGATTTCAGATAGATATCTATATTGTGTATACCTACTTGACCGCTATCATTGATAGCATTAATAGTAACAGTCTTTGAGCCTGTACCTGATGTGGGTGACGCATTTAGACTGAACGCATTAGAAGCGAAGTCGATTGACCATGAACCGTTTGCTGGTGCAATAACCGTAACAGTTCCCGAGCCTGAACCGTATCCAGAAATATTGATATTTGTTGAACTAATTGACCACGCTTCGGCTGCTTGCGACAGGGAGACTGCTTGCAGGTTTCAACAAGAAGAGCGGAGTTTTCGGCTCCGCTCTTCCCTGTCGTCAAACAATAAATCAAAATATGAAAACACAACAAAGAGAATTCATTTTCCTCTGATGATAGTAGTATAACGGTCATAAATGGCATCCCAGTTCTTTTCGACAAGTTTGCATTTCTGTGTGAAAGACTTATCGTTGAAAGTGTTGATGTTTTGAAAGACTCCGGCTTTCAGTTCCGGATGCCACATCTTTAGAAAGATACCCTGTTCACTGATGAAGCCTATTTCCTCACCCTTGTAAACTAACTGTGCATATTCTGACGTGGGCATTCCGGCTCCACCCTTTACCGTTACTCGATTTATTTCAATAGGTGCTATCATGATTCCTTTTCTTTAAGTTGTGATTTGATTAGAAGATTGTAGTTATCCCATATCCATTGAGCGTGTTCCTTGACCCAGTTTACTGCATACCTGTGGTCTTGGGGTTCTTTTAGTCTCAAATAAACAGGTTTGGGGTCGCATATCAGCATTATACGAGTGTTCCCCTCAACCGAGCCTATACGCTCGCCCTGATAGTAAATTGACGAGGTTTGAACGTCACCACCCGCACGTGCCAACTTTGACGGCTTCGGGTTCTTCTTTGATGTGAATTTTATCTTCTTTGCCATAGTCCTAACTTATTAATCAATGTACGATAAATATCTTTTGCAATCAGATTTAAGAACTTTCTTATTCAAACAGTATGTTCCATTGTAACGGTTCAACGGGAGTAGCCCACCAGATGCTATCTTGAAGTCGAGGTCAGATAGAGGCTCGTTGAATGTTCCGTTGACAACGCAGTAAAGTTCAGGGTTACAACAGTCATCAGATGTAGCATTACGAACTTGGTATCTTTTATTACAGATAAACATAACATTTGATTCGTCATTGCATACTGTTAAGTAGTATTCTTTTCCGTCTAATTTTGAAATAACCTTTTTCATATTTCTTGGTGTTTTTAAGTTTGACAGTACAAAGATAATGGGAAGAAATGAGATTACAAAGAAAATCCCGGAATTTCTTCCGGGATTCTCAAAGATTTAACAGAATATCATACTATTTGGATATTCTAACAGCCAATGTTCCGTTGAAGTATAGTTCAACTTTCATAGTTAATGGTTCAGCTGGAAGTTCGTTTTTCCAATTTTCAAGTAAGTTAGGAGTCCAAACAAGACCATCCTTTGAAAAGGAATCATCTCCTAAGGATTCTCCAATACCAAACTCATCAAAATACTTTGCCGTGACGCTTGTAATTACGGAGAATGGATTGAATACCTTTAATTCGAAATTAGTGTCCTGCCATTGAAGAGGGATAACAAATATCCCGTTCTCAACTTTGTAACCAGAATTGGCGGAGTCTTCAAAATTACACAGGTTGGATAAGATGTGGTAAACGAAAGCAGGGTCTTGGATAGCAGTTACGGCTCTACTCAGACCCCCCCCCCTGTGGCGGAGAAATTGATGGTTGTAGAACGTTCTTTTGCAAGAAGATTAGGGTCAGCAACGGCACTTACTGAAGCCGTACCCCCCAGACTCGGGAGTGATAGTAAGAAAATCTTTCTTCATAATTTTACTTTTAATGATTGAAACGAAATTATTTATGCTATTGACGTCAATTATAGCCGATTTAGGAAGTTATAAGTATGCCCCGAACAAATTGTCCGGAGCACACCTTTGATTGCCGTGTAGAGCCTTATAAGATGACCGCAAGGCTTGATACCACGTCATCGAAGTAATCCATTTGTGTGATGCTTACTTTATCACCGAAATACTTCCTGAGTTTCTGAGCCACATACGCACCAGCCGGAATCATCATGATGGGCGAAGTGATGCGTTCAGGGTAACGAACGACACACGTATATTCACGACCCTCCTCTTCGTTGACCGTATAGGAAACAAGGAAGTGAGGAGTAGCGAGGTCGGCTGGCTTCATACTCTGGTCAAGAATGTGAGCCGTCGCTAATTTCTCACCGTTCAAGAAAGACAGGTACTCCCAATAGAGAGGCTCAATCTCACAATTCCCTTTGATGAACTTCTGAGCCAACGCCATAAGATATTTCACGGCTTCTTTGTTGCTCAACCCTATCGGAATGATGAATTCGTTGATGTACAGGAACGGTTCTTCACGCTTGTCATTTCTGTCGAGCGGATATACTGCACAGGCTATACGAGCCAGACCAAGTTCCTTCGGGTCAGTATCGTCTTTCACGACACGATATCCCGGAATAGGACAGTCGATGAATTCACGGGTGTCCTCAGGATTGTCCGGACTGTCAAGTTCACCGACTGCGCTCAATACCTGTTCACCACGAACCAGAGCCGGAACCCAAGCGGTGCGGTCTTCGTTCTCATCGCTGATGCGAGCCCAAATCATTTTCTCCTCAGGAAGTTTTTCCTCGGAGTCAGGCTGAAACAGGTTTCCTTCCGGAGTCTTGACGTACTGTTCAATCTCCTTGTCGGTCATACCCTGTGGGTCAAGTTCATGAACCAGAGTGATTCCTAACAGTTCCCAGCCCATACCGTCCTTTTCCTTATTCATGGCTGCTTTGAAATCGCCAATCAGATTGTCGGTGAGAAGTGCTGGTGCGGGCAAAAGGTAGGATTTTTGAATGATGCGTCGGCTGAACGCTCCAACCTTTCCGAACTTGCCTTCGTAGATGTAAATCTTTTTCCCTTCAAGAGACTGAGGCTCATAAGCCTGTGCGCTCTTATTGGTAAGTTTCTTCGAACGGCAAGTCTCGCATTCAGCATCACAAGCAGTTGAGGTGAAGCAATAGTTTGGATACTTGCCGGAGGTTGATACTGCATGAAGCGGTGTGCCCTTTACTTTACCAACTTCAAGATACGATAGACAGAGGTCGTACATCGTGTCAGCATCGATTTCTTCGGTTATACTAACAGGCATTTTGAATTCTTGAATCTTTCCGTCAGAGTCGGAATAGATGAAATTATAAACTACTTTCATAAGTCTGAATTATTTAGGTGATTAAATTTGAATTGTGTAAACGGGTGTATCGAACATCGATATCTTTCCCGGAACCAACTTCTTCTGTTTTGCATCAGGAGCCTGAAACATTACAGGGGTTGCGTGGTGTTCCGGCACATGCTTGAAACGTTCGAAGTACAGTTCAATCGCATTCAGAACGGTGATGGCGGATACCTGTGCCATCTCGGCTTCTTCTTTTGTTCCGTATAAGGAGGAGTAAAGCCTTTCGCCTGTAACTAATAGAATGGAGAAGCGAAACTTCCCCTTGGGGTTCGTAAGAGCGTTCACTTCGCTCACCTCTTTAATGTTCTCAACTCGGTAGGCTTTCTGAACCTCTACGAGTGATTCTTTTGAAGGACTGTCCTGTGGGGGAGTAATCCATGATTTGATAAATATCAACATATCTTTCGATTTAAATGAATGTACTGAATAAACGCTATTCGACTGGACTTCCATTGGAAATCTCATAAATCGCTCCGTCCACCTGTTTGTAACAGTCAAGATTTTCCGTTACTTGTACCAACGGACACGGCTTATCATTGAAACAAATGGATTTTGTTGACCAATCCGCAAGGTTTCGAATGAAAATGTAGGCGACCATATCCTTTGAAACATACCACTGAATCTTACAAGTAAACTCTTCAAAGTGACGGAAGAAGTGATACCACGTAACGATGTTCCAGAACAGTTCCTCAAGCCCAGCATCTTTGAAAGATACGTATTGAGCAGCAAAGAGGAGGTGGCTGTAATACCACCTCAGGAACCATCCTAATTTATTCCTCTTCTTTATCATGTTTCAGTGCCTCCTTTAAGTTAGGTTTCAGCGTCGCACGGATATTTTCGATAGTGTCACACAGGTTCGAAGCAGGTTTCTTTGCGTCATCACGCTTTTCATTCCAGTCGGCTGTTATAACATCCATATAGATGAGATATGCTTCGGGGAATTCGTTCTTCAGACGCTCCGGAGTGAAACGGGTTGTTTCCATCATACACTTCAGACGCTTCTCCATGAAGTAACGGTCTCGCTCAAGAAGGAGATGTTCCTTGATTTGCTGAACAATAGGGTTATCCTCAGGAAGTTTCTTTGCGATATCTTCAACCTTTTCGTCAGCAATAGGAAGTTCCTGAGTGAACTTGAGGTGAATGTAAAAACCTCTACTTCCCCAATCTTCAGGAAAGAACGTCTTCGGGAGGTTGTAAGATGACAGTGATGGTTCATTACAACGAATGAAGAACTTCTTATGTGCCTTGAAACACTTCAGTACATCGTCCGGAGTTTTTCCGATAATGTACTTTTCAAACAGTTCATTCAACTTCGCCAGTGACGAGTCCATCTGTTCTTTGTAATTGAGGTTTGCCAGCCGTGTGGCAACCGTCATACGGGTGTCTTTATCAATAATTGCCATGTCTATTGCTTTTTAGGATTCATGTGAATAATCTTTTCTTTCGGTTGAGGAGCCTGTTCTGGCTCGTGAGGGACTTCCCACAGCATAGGCACATAGGTGAACTGCTCCTGTGGTTCAGGGTTCGCTTCCATAAGGAATACCACTTTGTCGGTTGCTTCGCTCTCTGTAAGGTTCTGTAAGGGATTATCGTCCTTATCCTTTACAACTTCACCATCCGACAGGCGAATGACCTTAAATAGAGGCTCAGGGAGTTCCATGTTGGTGAACTCTGTAACGTCAAGATAATCACACCCGAAGTTCTCAGCCGTCTTGAGGTCGCTGTCGCTGAACTGTCCTTCCAGACCAGAGGCATCCCCTATCATAAGGCAGTCTTCCTTGGCGATTGTGATACCTGTATTGTGAGTGAACTCAGCCAGCATGTCCTCAAGCATTCCCGGATTGGGTTTACGTTTCGGATGCTTCTTGTCATTGTAGGGGCAGAACTGTCCGGCAACAAGCGTATTCAAACCGATGTACGATTGAAGGCACGCAATGACGTAGATGAATTTCGGTTGGAACATAGCGGGATGAACGTGTCCCAGTTCAATTCCACCCTGATTAGATACGATGAGAACAGCCTGTGGATGAAGTTTCTTGAGTTGCGCAAAAACCTCCATTTTCAGTTCCATGTCCCAGACTCCTTCCGGAAAGGTTTTCCCGGAGACGGTATCAATAAGCGTACCGTCCATGTCGATGAAGATGACTTTCTTCTTTGTAATGTCCATAATCTTTTGTTTAAAATGTTTGATAATTATACGTGGAATCCGAGGAGTTCGATTAGAACTCCACGAATATTAATCTTTCTTTTCTTCCTGGCTCTGTCACCCACATATGGGTTGAACCGAAGCCGTAAACGAAACAGGAATTGAAGGAAACAGGGAAACGCTCCTGTATGAGTTTCATACACGCACGGAGTTCGTTTTCGTTTTCACAAGATGTGATAGCGTTTAGGATTTCAGCGAAGATTTCAACTGAACGGCTACTCGTGTTTAATAATACTGATTCGACTGTTGCTTTCATGACTTTATTGTTTTAATTGATTGACGCAACAAAGGTAGTGGATAAATTCGAATATCCAAAGAAAATCCCCGAATTTCTTCGGGGAAGTTCCAAGAATTTTTATTTGGTTATGTGAAGTCGAACTCTGCAACGCATACAAACTCGCCTTGGCGTTCGGGGTCTCCAAGATAGAATCTGATGTATTGAAGTACGTGATACTCAGAAGAAAACTTCTTAGCATCTGGCATCCTCAAATAATGAGCCGTAAAGCCTGAAATTCCAACGCTTTCGGGGTCACTCTGGACAATGTCATAATATATTTTGGTTCCGGCTCCAGGTCTATCCTTGTAGATAGTTTCCATAAAAACACCATTGTTCCACGGCTCTGGCCATACGTCTTCAAAAGAATCAGCCAGTAGAAGAGCACCCCTTGTCACCCAATAAGTGTCTGAGGCTTCGGATACGGATGGGAGTTGTGCGTTCATTTTTACAGAAAGATAACTGACCCCACGTTCGTAGCCATTTTCATTCTGGGCTAAAGTCGTTGAAAACCCTGTTGCATTGAACGAAAGTGTTACAGTTCCATTCCAATCGTCAGCAAGTGAAGTAAGCCCCACGACAGGCATAAGCGGTATGCCATCTTGATTAACGGTTATCGCTCGTGATACCCCCCCAGCGGAGAAGTTCAGTGTCGTTGAGCGAGACTGAAATGTTGAATTGGGGTCAGCAACCACGCTCACTTGGGTCGTACCCCCCCCCATTATCAGGGGAAACAGTAATGAAATCCTTTTTCATTGTTTTGAATTTTAATTGTTACTAAATACCTCAACGGCTGCGCAACCGCTGATGTTTATTCACTGTCACGTGACTGATATAATACGTTATTTCTTTCGTCGATGAGTTTTTCGAGCCTTGCTTCTCTTCCTGTCCTTGCGGATTTGCTTCTCGCTCCTACCACTTTTCGAACCTCCCTTTCCAAACCGTACAGGCTCGCACCATTCAATGTGGGGAAGTTCAGGTCGTGGCTGAATAGTGTACACTCTGTCTTCGAATTGAGGAATGTCAGTAGGAGAGAAATCCTTGTCAAGTTCCACAATCTCAATATTCGCTTCCTCAGCCATCCTAAGAACCTCCGAAAGGAGTGCCCCTGTTCCGGCTCCGATGATACCTATCTTAGTCATGCTCTATACTTATTACAACTCCATTCAGCATATCACTTACCACTAAATCCCCTCCCACAATTTTGTCTGAGAGTTTATTACGTGACAGCGTCAAGCCTCTCTCAAATGCGAGCGAGCGGATACGTTCACACATCTTTCGGGGAATTGTATTATCCTGAGAATTGACTATCGTTATAAGAACCCAAAAGAAGTCCCCGTGGTCTGTCGCTGAAATTGAATATTCAGTCCCGTCATCAAGATAGGCTCTTGAATATTGGTACTCCTTTCCGCTGTATTCAGAAGCAGCCACACGAGTTTCAAGACCTTCCTTCTGAGCCAACTCATTGATTGACACGTCCAGACTCTTGGGGTGAATATCATTCACTCGATTTTGGTACTCGGTGATGGAATTCACCGACAGTTCTATGAGCGTGTTATGGCTGACACGTGTGCCGCACCCTGTAAGTAGAAGTGCGAACACGGCTGTAATAATCATCAATCTTTTCATATCTGATAAATTTCTTTGTCCAACATTTGTCTATCAAAAGGGTTGGCGTCAATCTTGACATTCTGCCTGTCAAACTGTCGTAGGAAAGCAGAAATCTCCCTAATGCTTCTTTGGTCGAGGTCAACGAATTTAATGTAGTCCGTCTTCCCACCCTGTAAGGACACGACAGCCCATGAGCCTGAACGATGGTGAACATCAACCGAAACATCAATATTCCCCAGGAGTTTTCTGATACGTTCAGCACGAACCTCAGCCAAAGAGGTCGCACATTTCTGGCGATGAATTAATCCTTCTAAGTCCCTCTCCAACGCTTTCATCCTTTTGAAATCTTCCTTAAATAAGTATAGGAACAGTTTCCTCAATAGTTTCTTCATGATTCTTTCTTGGTTTTATTGTTTACACCGTACCCAAACAGAGCATAATCACATTTACAGGGGTCTAACGGATAGACATTACGGCAATTCGTAGTAAGTTCAAGCACTGTATTCATGCTATCACCTTTGCCCGTTATGAGACCCAATTGACGACCAACGGTTGCGACGTGAGTGTCAAGCGGAATGAGTAGGGATGGCTGGGGAATGAAACTCCAGATACCTAAATCCACAGGACTGTTTCGACGGCACATCCATCGTAGGAACATATTCAACCGCTTACAGGCAGACTTCGAATCCTGGGGGATACCTTTCACTCCAGGGAACAGGCTTATCAGCGCATCGAGATAATCTGTGGCTCCCATCGTACGAGTATAGTTCTTTGACAGAGCCTCTTCCATATCTTCGTTGTTATCGTAAATCTCCTTGAGCGCACGACACAGGTCAGCGAAGTCCTTCTCCTTGAAGAAACGGTACAGAGGTTCCTCCGAGTCAATGTACTTTCGCCAACCCATGTTCTTGATATACATATAGGGAGTCAGACGCTCCATCTCCTTACATAGTTTCTCACAGGTAGAGAGGATGGCTTTCCGGTTCCCATACGCTAACCAAGCAGCGATGAAGCCTACTATCTCCTGAGAACACTTGTATCCGAACCGTCTGGGGAACTGTACAGGGTCGTCAGTGATGAATTCAGGCTTCTCGTACTGCTCAGCCAGTTTCATGACCTGATGTCTTAATTTGTCGCTGATTGCTATCATGCCTTGTTTGTTTCTTCGATTTTACACAGGAACGTGGCACTCTTAAAGGTATCACCGTCCATAAAGTATTCAGCCATTTCATCAAGAACATCCTTATAGGAAGTTATCTTGAAGTCCGCTGCCTTCTGAGGAGTCATCTTTTCGAAAACCTTTGCCCAATCACGACGGAGAACCCACGTGTCGCTTTTCTCATTCTGTACTATTACACGAGTTTCTGACTCAGGAATTCTTCTGAACCCTATCAGCCAACCCTCGCGGAACGTGTACTGTCGTTTGTCAGTTCCGAATACCACATTGGCGTGAGCACCATACTTCACCATCTTCTTGGTGTCAATAACACCGAACCAACGGTGAATGAAGTCCACGTGAACAAAGGTATCCATCGGACCACTCTTGTACTTGATTTCAGGAGATACATACTCCAACTGCTTTACATTTCTATCCATAACTATCTATATTTAATTGGTTTCATACTCAGCCAAAGCCTTGAGGCACTCTTCATGAGCCTCACGACAGGAAGCGTCCATGATATATTCCATATTATCATACTCCGGACATTCTCGAGTCGCTGTACCTGTTACATCAACGTAAAGTGTCCCGTCTTCATCGCATTCGACAATGAACCATCCGTCATTATACATAACATAACCATCCTCGTAGATAGTTTGAATGAGTGTACGTCCGTCTTTCATTGTAGAGGAAGCCAATTCATAGGGTTCTGTGATTGTACCCTGTTCGGCTTGATTGATACGAGCCATAGCCACGAGGCAAACCTTTGCTAATTGTCGACGGTCTTTGATGTTATCAACATAGCGGTGAGTCCCTACTGGCTTGCTGAAGTCTAAATTTTGTAGTATCTTGAACCTTTCATGACGTAACTTGTTTGATTTGACTGAGCAAATATACGTCCTTTTATCGAATATCCAATGAGTTTATCCGGAAAATCTTCATTATTTCTTCCGATTTTTCCTCAATTCGGCTCTGCGTTCTCTTCTATGAGCCTTTCCATCCTGAATTTTTAGGGAAGATGAACCTGTTATTCTGTATATCTCGGATTGAGTCTTACTGATTACGTGTTCACAGAACCCTGACAGGGTGACTGTGCTATCTTTGTCCATTCTTGCGTTCATATTAGACGATTTAAGCGATTATAACTATACGGGGAATAAAATGTACCAGCCAACAGGGGTAAATCTCGTAGAGCGACCACCAGTGGCTCCTATAAATCAGAAAGAGGCAACCTGTTGCAGTCACCCCTTTCCCTTTCGTAGCCAATTATAACTAAAAGAACACCTTCACAGGCTTATTTCTTTTTACCTTTCTTCGGTTCAACAACTACTTTCACGGTCTTAGAAGCCTTGAAAGCAAGTGTGTGAGACTCGGGAACGTTCATAGGTTTCTGAGTCAACGGGTTCGTGCCTGTTTTAGCAGGGTTGACTTTCTGTTTGAACTTTCCGAAAGGTAGGCTGATTTCGTCACCGTCCTCAACACAGGTCTTGACAATCACCGGATTCAGTGCGTCGATTACTTTCTCGGTGTCTCTCTGGCTCATACCAGCCTCTTTGGCAACTGCTGCCACGAATTCTGACTTTCTCATTTCTTTTTAAATTTAGTGAATAAAATGTTTCTATTTTCAAACGTGTTATAATAACGTCGTTTTTCGGTTGATAGTTTTATCAATCCCTTTGGACTCCCGGATTATCGGCAGTCCTGATTGAATACAGCGGATAAATTCTTCCCGTTTGCGCCCACCATTCCAAGGAAGCGATATGCGAGATTGATTAGGAATGCTCTGTCTTTGTTGCGCTGATACGCTATCTTCTTACGAATGACAGACATCACCTTTGCGAACTTGATTCCGCTGTCGAGTGTAACATACTCGTGACTGAACTCACTCACCACCCATACATTGATGATAACGTCTCCCCACTGAAAGAGATACGGCTTATGCGTCCACGTCACTTTGTCCATACGACGTTCAGCGTTGGAGAGATAACCTTCCTTCTCTTTCATCTGATACATCGTGTTCTTCTGAGAGTCCGACAGTAACTTGAATATGTTCTGTTCCTGTTCGGGGGTACATTTGACCTCCATGTCGATGTCGTGAGGTTCAGCCGTTTCCATACCCAACTCGTGAAGAGCGAGTGAACCTACAATTAGGAAGTCCATACCGTGTGCCTCAAGCACTGATTTACGAAAGCCGTCCAAGGCTGTTTTAATTCTTGTTTCCATACGAAATTATTTGTTGATGTTAAAGATACGTGATTTCTCCGGAGTCAGGTTACAGTCCTCGAGACTGAATTATCGCTTTAAGACGACCACTATAACCTTTCTTCTCCGCATAAACTCTGTCTAAATAGGCGAAATATTCGTCCTTTGTGAGCCGTCGGGCAAATGTACTCTGCCATATAGCATAGTCGGCTATACACTCCCGCCACGAGTTGAAACGGGCATGACCTAACATGGTTCCGACAGCCAAAGTGGGACGGCTTCCGGGAACTTTCATTCCCAGACAGTTATGTCCCTCTACAAACAGTTTAGAAGTGAAGCCTCCGGACTCCTCAATACATTGCGCCATGACGATGTCCGGATGGTCAATCCTCAACTTGAAGATATAATCATACACCTCGTCAAAGAGCGTTTCAGGTACAGGCTCCGCAGCCTGTTCTTCAGCGTACTCGCAGCCAAACGCTGGCTGAGATGGTACGGGTTCTGTCGCATCACACGACCGTATCACAAGAATGATTAGAATTGACAGCAAAAGAACCGCAAGTCCACGCCACATTCTTTTGAGATACTTCTGTTTAGGCAGATTTCCGCCTGGATAGATTGTTTTTGTTTCCAGCATAACTTCTCATTTTGGTTTATAATAATAGAAAAACTCCTATCATGAGAAGACCTAATAGACAGCCGAGCATGGCAGAACCCAGTAGTATTAGGAAGCCGAAAAGTATCGCCCTCTTTTCACTCCACCTGTAATACGAACGACACGCTCGACAGGCTGCTTCATTCACGCACATACATTTCCGGCATCTTCTCATGATGGTATTCTTTTTATAGTGTGACCATATTCACCCCAGATTGTCTCGAGAACTTTCAGAGCGAACTGTTCTTGTAATTTCTTCTCTTTCTCAATATCCGTTGACAGCCTGTACTGCTCACGATGTTGTTCATTCCATCCAAGCGTGTCAGCAAAGACCTTGAACGCTGGTTCGGTGAAATAGGAACAGACACTCACATGACGACCAAACCTTGTATCGTCAGCCACTATAATCTCCCAACAGTATTTGTCAGACACACGTTGATACTCAGCAGCGTCGCCAAGTGAGCCTTCCCCAAGTTTCGGGAGGACGTGTATCTGACGAGTATGTCCGGGAGTGAATACTTCCTGAAGTTTTAACAGGTAGTTTCCCGATGACTTAACAGGCGAGTCAAATTGCTCAATCGCCTTTTGAATGTTTCTCCATGTTCTGTAACACAGACCGTTCATATTCACCATCATAATCAATTTTCCTTTCTATTAATCGAGTTCGTTTACAACTAAATCCTCAGGGTCGAATAAGGACGGATATTCATCCATACCCTGTTTGACATCAAACGTGAAGTCCAACTCATACGTCTCATCGATGACACAAAACTGCTGAGCGATTTCACTCCATCTAATGACATTCTTCGGCAACCATGCTACTCCCAACTCTTTATTCATCACTCGCCAAGCCTTATCCGTACAGTGAGTGACGGCAGCAGTACGCATACGTCCTTCGTGTAGGAAGCGCACAAGACCGCTTCGGAACGTGTACCTGCGCATATAAGGTCTTTCGGGTGGTAGTTGTGGGGTGATAGGAGCCTCTTTTGGCGTCTCTACGACCGTTTCAGTGGGAAGGTCTGATAAGTGTCCGCGAAGGGATACATTCCCTCCCTCAAGAAACTCTATTGAGTCGTAGATTACTTGCTTGACAGTGCCGTCACTGAACGTAACGGTCACTGGCTTATTATTCTGATTGATTTCCATATCGGGATTATTTTGAAATGTACATACTATTCAGCGGAGACTCTATCATACGATACAGTACGAGAACCCCTGTCTCAACGCATTTTATCATGATGTCCCGTACGAAACGAGGCTGCCCGTCGACAGGGTTCAATTCATCTTTCTGAATTTCGTAGTGCCACTCACTTCCCACGAACCATTCACCTCTTTCAGTGAGGCGGTTGATAGTATCCATTTGCCAAAGTGCCTTTTCCTTAGAAGTGATTGAGAACGCTATATCAGCAATTCCCCACTGACCGTTTATGCACTGACTTGTAATGATGTTGAAAACTCGTTTATGTCCCATAACCAAATGATTTAAATTGTTTGACGGAACAAATATAGTGGCATTATTTGACATTCCAAAGAGTTTCCCGATAAATTCGTCAAAATTTTTCCAAACAGGCTACTGGGGTCGGCTTATACGGGTGATTTTATTCTTCCGACGCTCGTACCGTTCATTCTCGACAAACGGCTTTCCTTCGAGTTGAGCCTCAACCTTTTCTTTCCAATAATCTCTTTCAGCCGTAATACGGTTGACCAACCGTATCATCAGCATGGTTTTATTCACTCTCATAGGACTTCAATGATTTGTTCGATGTGAAACTTTCTGACCTTTCCCTCTTCCAAGTCCTTTCCGGACAGGTGCTGCCCTCGTCTTTCGTCTATCTTTATCACACGATAGGCTCTTTTAGGAAGTACCATCCGTCCGGGAATATGTTTGTCAGGCATACCAAACTCTTCGAAACGTACCCGAACAGTATCCCCGACCTTTACCCTGTCGCGCATTCCTTCGAAACTCTTGAAGTCGAACACAGGGGTTCCGACTCCTGAGTGGTTTAGGAACTTCGTCAACTCGTCACGGAGGTTTCTCACCTCTCCCATGGACATCACCTGAAAGAACGATGCCGTCGTTCCGTCGGTGATTCCTACTTTCACGGTTCGCCCATACTTGTCAGGCTCTTCCGTCTGAATGATTGGTTTCAATGTCTTCATCTTTATCTTCATTTATAAACTGTTTCATAAACGGACAATCATCTCCACAGGGGTAAACCGTACCATCACCTCCTGGGTCTTGCCACGTAGGTAAAGCACGCAAATCGGCTGTGCAACACGTTTGACCATCTCCGAGGAGAGTAGCATTGAAATGCTCACAAGTTCTTCTGTGCGCTTCTATTTGTTCTTTCGTCTTCATGACCACCACTGATTTTTAACGACTTTCATATAATAGTTCCTCACGACATCTGGACTGGCGTTTGCATAGAACGCTGGGGAGTCACAGAAGTTATCGAAGAACGGCTTGGACATCCCCCCCCCTGCGGAACTCCGCTCCTATCAGGTTCTCGAACTGTCCTTGGGCTTCCCACCACTGTACTTCCTTGGGTACAGGCTCAACCGCAATCTTTCGTAGGAGCGTATTCAGCAGGTCTTCAGGGTCGAAGATGTTGAGTCCCTCAAGATACTCGGTGAGATTTAAGCCTGTTGGGATTTCGTCCTTGAAACAGTGCGTAGGGATTTTTGCGTTTCTGATTGAATCAATCTTCGTGTCCCACGTCGACTTGTTAAGTTCTATCCATTCACGTTCATCAGGGCGAGTGTCGTAGATTGTGAAGTATCTGTCCCGCTCGTTCTCGTTCGGGTAAATCATCAGATACGACATCCCGAGGCTGTCGAACACTTCACGTGCCTTCGGGTGCATAGCACACACGACAATTTGACCTCGCTCCATAGCCTCAGCACAGAACCGAGCATAGTTTTCAGGAAAGTCAGGATTGACGATACCTTTCTTCTTGTCGGTGTAATACTGTTTCGAGAAGAACCCGTCAATGAATGTAGGGTGAATCATCGTAAGATATGTCTTGCCGATACCAGGATATCCGCACACCGCATTAATCTTACCATCAAGGAACGCTCGACGTATCGCCAAGCGGTTCTCCGTCATTGTTACAGGCTTGCCCATGACTCCTAAATTTTCTTCTGAAGTTTCAGCCGTGTAATAGCGTCCTTGCGGGAGTAAGCCATAATCGTATGACCTTTCACAGTGAACTCCCTCAACTCACGAACAACGGGTTTCGGCTTCCGTTGATTATCATTACGTCGAACCCCTGTATTGCGTCGAGGAGTTCTGAATGGGTCATTTGATTGTGCTGCCGCAATCATCAGAGCGGTCGCCAGCAACATTCCTTTCATTCTTGTCATAATCGTCTTTGATTTTTATATAGTTTCTACATCTATAATATCGTATCTTGTCTCGGCAGTAACCGTCATAGGCACAGGTCTCACAGAGCGCAACCTTTCCTTCACGGTTCTTACCATATAGGGAAGTGTCCTCTTCGTTCATGGCTTCACTCGTCTGAGATAAATACCTTCTCCCTGCGGGAGTTTTCCATGCTCTCTGATATAATTGTCTCGATGCTTTATGCAAAGGTCGCTGCGACAAGCGCAGACCGACCCCTCGAAGCAACACGGGTAACAAGATGGGTTCTTCTGACCCAAGCGTATTTCGTACCCATCCTCTATGGTAATTAGTTTGCTCATGATATATTGGATTAATCATTCTCGATGTCTATATTCGAAATAACGTAGTGCTCCCAGTATCAGAAGCACTACGAATGTCAGGATTTCTTTCATGACTGAGCCTTATTTAGTTCCCAGAGCCTTGTTAGCACGCTCGATTTTACGCTTGAGGGAAGCGATACGGTGGCGGATAGCCTTGGCGTCTTCCTTTGACAGTTTAGCGAACTCCTCAGCATTAGCAACCAAAGCCTCTTTCTCAGCAAGTTCAGCGGAGTAGGTAGAGAGGCGAGCCTCAGCGTCACCAACACGGGGAGCGGACTTCTTTTCACCCTCTACAGAGGCTTTCTTTTCCTGTTTGGGAGCCTTGTCAGCCTTTGCCTTCTTATTGGCTTTAGAGGCTTCTTTGACCTCCTCTTCGCTCTTTAACGGCTGGGCTGGCTTAATAAGTTCAGCGGTATTCTTTGCGATTTCAGCCTGACGACGACGTTCTTCACGTTCTTTCTTTTCTTCTTCACGGTGACGAGCCTCAATAGCAGCGTCGCGGAGGTCAGTATAGATGATGTAGAAGCGATGATAAGCGTCGAACAGTTCTTTCTTGCTGTTGGCTTCGGTGTACTCCTGAGGTGAGAACAGGCTGTTAAGACCTTTGATAGCAGCACAGATGTCATTGATAGCAGCGACCATGTTAGGTTTGCTGATGTACTTCATTGCCTTCTTTTCGTTAAGCATATCTTCGTTAATTACGAAAGAAGTTACATTCTCGGAAGCGATGTTGTTTACAGTTGTCTTCATAATTCTAATTTTTAATTTGTTTGACATTGTTGATTTAATTTGACATTACAAAGATAGTGCTTTCTATTGAATCAGCAAAGAAATTATCCGGAAATCTTCAAAGAATTTTCAAGATTTTTCTGGTTTCGTCGGTTTAGTCCATTGTAGAGTCTCCTGTTTGAACTGAGCATTATAGCGAACTTCCCTGAACGGATGTCCTTTTGCCAGTAGTTCAATGGTCTCCTCAAGGAACTTCTTCGGAATACCTATATGAGTGTCATCAATAGGAGTGACCACACGCTTCGGCAGCCACCTCCCAAAGTAATACTCTTTTCCTTCCCAGCACACAGGGTGTCCGGGGTTCTCAACTATCCAGAACGTCACACGATACTGAACAGCCTTTTCGGTCTCACCGATTTTCTCAACTGTTAGTGTTCTCATCCCTTATTCCATTTAAGAATACGTATCCAACCTTGCTTGGCTTGTAAGCCATTTGAGCGTGTGGACGCTCACCTATCCATCCACCGATAGTGGTAAGGACTTGCCAATCAGAACTCCACACGCTTCCGTCATTCATTTCTTTGAGTTTATTGTATATCTTAATACAGTCCTCAGCATCCTCTCTGTGCTCCTCTACCTGTAATTGCTTCTGAAGCCTGTCGTATATCTTTCCCATACTAATTGTATTGAAGATTGGTTTTCTCGCTGACAGATTTCATCACTGTTTGTACCATCGTACTGAATAGCCTCTACCTCGTAGCGGTCTAATCCTCTTAATTTTACTTCCATATATCTTTCTTATTTATTGATTTGCATTATCCCCATATCACATAGTTCAGGAAACGAACCACACCGTCCCACCATTCGAGGAACAGTACCATTCCCCACAAGATTAGGAAGACAAACACGGCTATCCAAAACCGCTGCCACCATACCCTGTATTTCTTTACTAACTTCTTTCTTCCGAAGCGTCCCCAGAAGAACTCAAATACTGTCCAAATTATTCTTTCCATGATGATTATAGTGTTATATTATTTTCAACGGCTGCAACAGCCAATATCCATGATTGCTTGTCACTGATGAACGCAACTTTCTTTCCGTAGGGGTTCATCGTCTTGTCGACTGTTTTGGCTATCTTAGCAGCGAAGCCGTCTGTCGCCTGTACTTTACTGATGAACTGTCCGAGGGCATTGAAAGCGATGTCGAAATAGGAGTTGTTATTCCAGCGGTCAGTTCCCGCCATGTCCTTGATTTCATTCGCTAACTTCTGAGCCTGTTTATACTGTTCTGAGCCTTTCTGTAACATAGTTTGTTTCCTCCTTTGATTTAATTGACTGAGCAAATGTACTGGTTCCTTTCAACATATCAAAGAAATCCCGGAAGAATTTCCGGGATATCCTCAAGATTTATTTCTTTACCTGTTTAAGATTGGCTATATAGCGAGCGTGAAGGCATTGTATATTATAGCCACCAGCCAGGATACAACTCGTTTTAAAGATGTATCGAGCGTCTTCAGTACGTATCACCCACTCGCCTACATAGTTCCCCTGCTGACCTCTAAAAGAGATGAGGTCGAACGACTGTATCTTATCTTTGATAGGAGTGAGTTTCTTCTCTACCTGTAATTTCAGCTTCGCAGTAGCCTGTTCGATTGTGAGCCGTACCTCTTGGTCACGCTTTGCGTAGAACTTCTCACGAGACTCGCAGTAGAAGTGAATGCTCAGAACTCCTGAAGCCTGTATTTCCTTGTTACGAATGTATTCCGGCTGACGGTCGTAGCGTACTCCAGGAGTGTGTACCATCTCGTCCTCATGAGTGTAACCGCATAGACTGTAATAGGTACGACGGACAGCGGTTTGGTAGATGTGATTGAGTGAGCGAGGGAAGGACTCTTCATTCTTTTCGAGTTGTTTCGTAGCCTCAGCCACAGCGTCCTCGCGAGATTGATGTTGGCTTACATATTCGCCTGACAGGATTTTCTCGTACAGGTTTTTATAAGAAGCATAATCACGAATGACTCTTGAGATATTGTTAGCGTACCATTTAGAAGACTGACAGGTTCTTTTCGCTTCCTCGTTACGTTCCCAACCCTGTTCCCAAAACTTTTCGATAGAGGCTTGAAGTTCGTCAAGTGTCACTTGAGCCGTGGCGAGAACCTCTTGTTGGATTTGACTAATTGTTTTCATACTGTTATTTCCTTTATTGATTGACAGTACAAATATAGTCATTCCAGATGACTCAGCAATGAACCATCCGGAATTTTCTTGAAGAATTCTTCGATTATTCTCTTAGAAGTTGTATGAGATGTCCATCAGCACACGACCTGTTTCCTTTTCATCCCTTACTTCAAGGCTGAACGGGTTGACTGAACAGCGGAGTTCGTTTACAGGGTTCTGAAGAGCAGCCATAACCGCTTCACAAATCTTTTCGGCTTTACTGTCAAGACGGCTTTCGTTCTTACCAGCACCACGTGAAGTATAGCCACGGAACTGAATAAACTTGAACTTTCCGTCAGACATGAGGTGAAGACTGAGGCGACCACGATGAGAGGCTTTCTCTTTGTCAGGACGGTTCATAGTGAATGAGTCGATTGTCAGGTGTAACTTCGCTAATACAGGTTCCAAGTCATTGATGATTTGTTGAGCGACTACTCCATTAGAAGCAAACTCCTGTAACATACGATTGAGGTTCGACATCTCTTTTTCTATCTCTGAACTGTACTGATTGAAGTTTTCGTTAAAATCTTGTGACGTTTTCATATCCTTATTTGTTTTAATATTTGACATTTGATTTACTTTGATGACACAAAGGTAGTGGATTCTGATGAGTCTTCAAAGAGTTTCTCCAACTTTCTTCAGATTTTTCCTCAGATTTAACTTTTCGAAACAGTCATTTCCGGCTTAACTCGCTGTGGGGTGACCATGTTAGGGTGATGACAACTCCCCATGACGGACGCTGTTACTTCTGTACCGAATTTCCCGGAGTAGATGCAACCAATTATCCGTGTCTTGGTTGAGAGGTTTTAGGATGATTTAAAGGCTATTTTCGACGCCAGCGTGTCAGTCTCGTGATAACGGATAGTGAGGCATACGATATCGTCCCAAATAACTCCCACGGAGTCCTTGGTGTGGGGTAGGAACAGTCATCGGACACGGTTCTTCGGGGTTGAGTCGTGCAGGATTCTGGCGCAGGAGAGTGTTGTAGTCCGGATTCGAAATACCCTGAACCTCCATTGACCAACCCAACCTCAACCCAAACCACCCCATACCCCTCACCTCCTACACCAACCATACCCCTATACCATATAGACCTATTATATGCCTATCTATACCCATCAGTGATTATCACCCTCTATTCTTTTATTTGGTAGGTACGGGACATCACCAAAGTCATCACCTCTCTTACTATACTCTATTAGGAACTAACCATTGTGAGGCTCAGCATTATACCATGTTGATGGTGGACGTCCCTGTTCGAGACGTCCAGAGGGATGTAACAAGCCATCACCCGTGACTCATCACATCCCTCCACACATAATCCAGAACCCGATGTCGAATATCGAACACCGTTCATTGAATCTATCGAGTCGACTGACTATCCTTCCGCATCATACTGTACTCCCGCCTCAACTGCTCCAACGTCCCTGTATTATATCGGATAGTCTCAATCAACCTTTGCACATCTTCATACCGTTCATCAGCCAACGCCTCACGACGAGCCGTTTCGAGCACTCCAAGATACGAGCATAACACAGGTATCTCAGCCTCTAATATCTTCTGATACAATACGGATTGATTTCCATACACGTAATCAATTTTCTTACTGAGCAACGTGTATCCCCATACCGACAGCACAATGACAGCCGTCAGCAGTACGCACAATATAATGAGAAGCACTATCATCACTCACCTCCTAATACAAACCAATCCTTTGCAAACATATCAACCCAGTCCGGAACGTAGTTCGTTGCACCGTTACCATCCCCAGCCTGTTCTACCAACAAACATTGTGAACGGTAACTGATACTTCCCACGCCAAACGCATTCAGCAAGTTCTTTGCATGCTGGGGAAGCGACTGCATCTTAGGAACAACCTCAGCCGGAATGTCACTGTCGATTTGCTTCACCACGAAACAAGTAGTTATCCAACCCTTACGAGCAACACACTTACCAGCCTCCAGAGCCTGTAATGCTTCACCGAAGGACATATTCTGACCCGTGTAATTAGGATTCACCACATCTTCTGGCGTGATGCCTAACAGTTTCATTCGATGTTTCAGCGAATGACGATATTCCTTCATCGCTTCCCTCTGAGCCAACATCGATGTTTGAACCTCTGTCTCGAGGCTTTCGAATTTAGGATTTTTGAGGATGAACTCCTCTAACTTTTCTGTGCGCTCATCGAGTTCTACATACTCCTGAATGAGTCTTACTTTAAATGCTTCCATAATCTACTTTATATAATCTTGATTGTTATCTAACCATTGCTGAATGGTGTCCACCAATTCCTTTGTCTCCTTTCCATTGAGCCACACCCGTGTGACCATGATGCTATGCTCATAGATGTTATACGACAGCCGTATAGAACCGTTCTCAATTGAATGTCCGTTCACATTGAAACGGATATCAACATCGCTCAATTCTTGAAGACATTCGTGGAAGTCCATAGCCTGTGACGGTGTGAGTTCAATAACCTCATCAGGCTCGTACAGGCTCCAGCCCACAACCAATGAACATTCAACATTCTTCGCCTCAAGTTCTTCTTTGAGTTGAGCAGGGTTCAGTCTTCCCTCGAACCCCAATAGGGTTTTTCGTCAGCACTATGCCTCTGAAATTCTTGTACATTACATGAATATTCCTTCTCATATTTCCTTTCCGAATTGTTTAAGTTCTTCTATTATTCTATCCCGATGTTCTTGTTTGATGTCACGAGTTCTTCCTATCCGTTCCGATGACAGTATTTCCAACCTGCCATCCTCGTGAACCTTTGCTGTGGTCTTTACTGCGATATCGTTACCGTAACCAAAGTCCACACCAATGATGATGTCATTGTTCTGAGCGAAGTGTATCATGGTATTATCCCCAAGTTAGGTTCATTCTCGTGTTCCTTGATATACGCTTGATATTCCTCGAGCGTTCCGTAGAAGCGATAATATTCGTCAGGCGAACAGCCTATCGAAGTATCTATTACTGCATGAGTCTTTTCCTTTTCCATGACCTTTACTTTGTTTGGGTTGAACCACTTATCCACCAGTCTGGGATATAATCATAACTATTCATAATCTTCTTTCGTTTTTAATTTAGGGAATGAGACGTCTAACAGTCGTTCTAAGAAACTTTCCTATCCTGTGTTGACATCTCATTCGGTTTACTAATTACTTTCGCTTACAGGAAGCAAGAACACCTTATCAAAGTTCTTGATGACTGACATTGACGTGACGTCGCTGTCCACCATAACTTTACCGTTCTTGATTTCCTTTACTGTATAGAGAGTCCCGTACACGTTCTTCACTGTCTTGAACCTGTCGCCAACCCTCAACTCTTCCAACTTGGCTTCTTTATACTCTGAGCCATCGCCAAGACACAGAACTTCCTGGTCTTTGCTGTTTACCCGTACACAGTGAGGACAGGCATGACAGGCTGAACTCCCTATCTTGCAGCCTCCGTGAATGTTGCAGTCAGGCTGTAACTGGTTCCCTTCGAACCAAAACTTCATCTTTAACATATTACCAACATCTTTTAAAATCACTCAATTTCTTACCACATCTCGCGCACTTTTCATAATATCCCGTAACATAGTGTCCTCCCTTGCGGGGCTTCCCTCCTTTACGGTTCAGAATGTTCTGTTTACCACGCCAGCGGTCTTCTATGACTGTTACAGGCTGATGACCGAACCAATCACACTGGGTCTGCCGCCATTTCCTGATTAGGGATTTTTGAATCTTCTTCCACTTCTTCATACGTTGCGTTGAATCGTTTCTCAGACATGATAAATAACTCTCCCGTCTCGTCCGTGAACACCATATCCCCACGAGATACACACTTTGTTCCACCGTCACCTATGGCTTCGATGTAACACCCTTCACGGCTCGTGAACTGTTGGTCAATATGGTAGTCGTTGGCTTTCAACTTTTCGACCACCTCGCTGAATGTGTCATCGCCTAACTGAACGATATCAAACATTCCCGAAACTTTCGCTTTAAACTTCTTTTTCATTCTTCTCTGGTTTTTGATGTTTAAAATACTTTTCGCCAAATACCTTGTTTATCCCGCCACCAACCATGAAGCCACCTGCACACAATAGGAACACTCCCAATTCGTTCAGATTTGTCTTGATGTACCCGTTGGTCACGACGTCCCAAATAAGACAGAAGCACACCACTAAACCAATGATGGCTCCTATAATTACGGACAGCAGCAAGGCAAACGATTTACTGCTGTCCAATGTCCCTGACTTAACAAGAGACCTGAAATAACTTGTCATTCTCATACCTGTATAGCGTTATGACGAACTCCTCTTTTATTTGTGAAGGACATCATCGTATGCCTGCAACTCTATAAGTTCAATGAGGTCTCGCTTCGCTCTATGCATAGCGTTCTTGACCTGTTGAAGAGTGAACCCCAGTTCATCAGCCATTTCTTCGTAGGTGAAGTCATCAAAGAACCGCATCTGAATAACCCGTCTTGATGTCGACGGCATCTTCTGCATGACGCTCTTTACATATTCTATTCGCTGATTGAACGACAGGGATTCTTCAGGTGTACGGCTGTCGTCTATTACTTGTAACGTAGGTCGGTCATCTTCGGTATCGTCGAACCCCTCATCAATACTGACGATATTCACTCGGTTCTTCTTACGACAATAGTCTATCGCACAGTTCCTACCGATACGGACTAACCACGCACTCAATTGATAGTCTGGTTGGAAGCGTTCCAACCGCTCAAAAGCCTTTTCGAATGTTTCCATTACGATGTCGGCTGTTAAATCTTTGTCATTGATAATCTCACCAATCTGTATAGTGAGGATAACATTGTACTTCTTGAATATCGTTGTAAAGGCATCCTGGTCGCCACATAAGGCTCTTTGAACCAGACCGAAGTCCTTCTCGCGATGTGATGTTTTCTTTCTCATGATTACACTTGTTTGATTTACGGAAGCAAATATATGTATAAAGATTGATATATCAAAAGAAATCCCCGATTATTTTCGGGGAAATCATTAATCGTCGTCTTCGTCGTCGTTTGCCTCTCCTATTTGTTTGTAGAAGGATTTGTTCTTACAGGCTGCTGCCATCATGTTTATTGCTAATATATCTTCCATTGTGAGGTCACTGTCTTTCTTCTTTGACCGCTGGGCTTCATACTCATCACAGGTCTCCGAAGGATACATCTTGAATTTATCGTAGTAGGCTATCTGGAACAGTTCTCTCATGCGTTTACGTTCAGCCAGATAGTTCTTTCTGTGCCATTCCCACATCTGACTAAACTCAATATATTCAGCACGGGTGAACTTACATTTCACTATCTTCTTACGACCTCTCTTCCACAGTTCAACTTCCTTGAGATAGCGTTCAGTCGTACCATATACACTGACGTACAACTGTAAGAACAGTTTCTGAACCGATGTTCTCATCTCGAACTCATACCACTGTTTCTCTTCTTCATCAAGTTTTGACTCATCGATACCGTATTTCTCGCACAAGGCAGACAATAGGATTTTTGCGTTCGTGGCTTCACCACCTACTCCTCTTTCGGCAAGAGCCTGTAATTTACGTATCTTAAGCAAGATACCAGTCGGGACGGATTGTTCTTTGAATTCCATATTACATTGGTTTTATTGATTTGACTGTACAAATGTAGTGGTTCAGATTGAGATATCAAAGAGTTTCCTCGGGAATTCTTCAAAATAAATTGAGCCGAACTTCCCAGTCCGGCTCAACCTCGCAATATTTAAGTGCAATCCAACGGCAGATTTACCGCACTATTATAACGTGATTACACCCGTTTCATCACATTCGTAAAGAATACGAATGTCGGATATGGGCTTCTCGGATTAGCGATAACACGATGTTTCACGAACCCATTTTCTAACAGGAACTTCGCAAGACTCTTAGAGGCTTCCATATATCCGTAATTGATATCATGCGCAAGCCGTCTATCCGCCTGAAACGCTTTCTCGAGCGTGTCCTGTCTATAGACCTGATACTTCAACTCAATTTGTTGCGGAGGACAATCATGTCCGGCAACTATTCCGGCACCAAGGAAATCATCAACTGGAAGGAACGGTAAACGATACAGTTCCGTTGGAATCATTCCTGGTATAGTAATAGCACTATCCCCGTGCCAAGCCGTGTCATGAACCTTTTTCACGAATGGCTCAATGGTTTCCTTCATGACCTTATAATCGTCATAGAGTCCTCTACGACCATCTTCCCAGCCTTCCTTATAAACAGGCTCCAACGCTTTAACACTAAACAATAGACGGAACGCCATCTTCATACGTTCCCACACACTTCTGTTTCTTGGTTCATCTTTCATATCTACGAAATTATTTGTGAGGGAGCGTGAACTCCCTCTGGTTATTAGTTATCATTTCCAAACAGTTGTCGCTCAACTTTGAAGCCTCTTCTCCAAGTCTTATTCTGTCGACCGCATACTTGATTATACGTTTCCCGGAAGAACAGGGTTAAATCATCATCCTTGACATCTTCCTTACAGAACCCGTCAAACCATGCCCAGATGTTAGGACGGTACTCAATACCAATCTCTATTTTCATAAAGTCAGGATTAGGAACTTTATCGGTTTCCCAACGTCTGATAGTCGGGTCCCACTTGTTTACTTCGAACCGTAAACCTTTACTCTCAGCAGCCTGTTTTAATTCTATTAAAGTCTTCATATTATTCCGTTGATTTATTGTTTGACACCACAAAGTTAGTCATTCTTTTGATATATCCAATGATTTATCCGGAATATTCTTAGATTTTCCTGAAGATTTTATTCTTTGTGCCTTTGTACTCGTTATATAACTGTTTATAAACTCTTTAATATTAAAGGAAAATGATTAAGACTGGTTTAACTGAAGAGGAACTCGAACGTAGTGCCCTCTTGCTGAATGGTTTACTTGCTGACCACTTCACGCTTATGCTGAAGACTTGGCAGTTTCATTGGAATGTCGTAGGAGACTCGTTTGGTTCCTATCACGAGGCTATGCTGAAACTCTACGAAGAAGAAATTGAACGTGTTGATGATGTTGCTGAACGTATCCGTGCTCTGGGTAAACGTCCGCTGGGTTCTATGGAAGCAATGTTACAAAACAACCACATCAAAGAATTCGGTATGGGTGAAGCCGTTCCACAGGCTCTTGACATGTGGAAAATCATTCGTGACGACTGGGATAAGTTGATACGCTCTATCAGAGACATTCACAAACAAATCCCCGAGAATGACCTTGCTACTCTTAACTTCCTTGAGGACATGATTGAAAGCATGGAAAAGGAAGCGTGGATGGTGCGTTCTTACAATGTTACTCCGACAGGTATTTAGAAGCCTGTACACAGGTAAACAAAACAGGGTGAGTCTTTCGGCTCACCCTTTCTTTTTACGAATATCGAACTGTTCCTGATACTCTCAATGTATCTCCCGGAGATATTGTTATAGTTGAAAATCTAACTTCTTGCTGAGAAGTGAATGTTCCATTGACTAAAGTTTGTCCATTTAGCGTGATGTCAATACTTTCATTCTTTCCAGATGAAATAATTAGGTTGCATTTGTTTGTCGTGAACGTCCGACTCCCTGTCCATTGAACTTCCCCAGATATCTGTTCAGTATTTTTCTCGCCTGAATTCATTATATCCAGCCTTTCACACAAACTGATATATTCGCTTTCGTTGTTTGTATTTATCAGCCTTAAATAAAGTCTTGACGTTACCTGTTCATAAAGCAAATTGTTAAACTGAATAGAACCTGTTTTAGACGCTGTAAAACGTCCTTGAGCCTGACTAACTTCAATGGTTCTTGTCATACCCCCCCGAAATGGTTATCGTGGTAGAGCGAGCATCACCATAATTGGCTCCTGCCTGAACGGTCACTTCCTGTGACCCCCCCCCAGAGTCTGGGGTGATTGTCAAAAAGTCTTTTTGCATAATCTTTGAAATTAAATTGTTAAACGAAATTTATTTATGATTGCTTCGAAGCCTTATGTATTTCCACCACGCATAGTGTTTACGGGTCTTAAGATAGTCAGGGTTCTCATCATTATTGTGAGCCTCTTCCTCAAGACTGATATCGTGATATGCGCAGTTCTGTTTCTTATGAAACAGCCTGATAAGTAGGTACTCAACCCCATACCACAGGTAGAAGAACACCCAGAGCATCTCCTTCATTTGAGCCGTGTGTATCGACTCGTGCGTGATTGTTGACTCCGGTAACTGTTTACGCCTTGGTAAACAGTATTCCGAAGAAGTTCAACGTATGATAACTCCCGAACGGGAACCATGTGTTATAAACTATTTTCATTCTTGATTTCCTTTCTTCTTTGCTTCGCGACGTGCTTTCCGTCTTTCACGTCTCGCTGCGGCTTCTGCTTCCGCTTTGTTTACATTTACCTCACCCTCTTCTTTTTGTGCCTTGTGACGAGCAATAGACTCTCCTATCGCACCCTTTACACGCATATTCTTCTTCTGCTTGTAATGCTTGTTAAGATTGTAGTCTATTTCGAACTCACCTTTCGGCTCTTCGGGTTCATCAGGCTCCGGAGCCAATACCATACCATTCTCCTTGAGGCTCATATCCTTGTCGTCAGGTGTAACAGGGTTGGCACGGCTGTCTTCCTGTGCCTTCGCTGCCTTCATTGATTTCAATCGTAGGAGCATATTCTTACGAGTTGTTTCGGCTGTGGTTTGCTTCTCAGGTTCCTTCTCATCAATGATTTCCGTGATAGGGGTAAACTCCTGAACGAACTCTTTAGAGGAACGCTCTATCTGGTCCCAGTCGTATTGTTTAATCAGTGCTGACGGCAACTGTACCTGTTCACCGTCCATCAAGTTTCCATTGAACCCGTTGAACTTCGCATACCATGAAGACGCCAACTGTGATATCAACACGGTTGGATTCAACCCTACCTTTGCAGCCGTCAAACCCACTACCAACGCATTGATAGACATCTGCTTCATGACCGTCATTACGTTGGTCTCAGCGTGAAGTGTGGCGTTGATATCAATACGACCATCAACGGTCATCTTGATTTCGTTCCCCTTAACTTCCTTTCGAGCCTGTTCAATGATACGGAGTATGAGGTTACAGTAATCGACGTTACTTCCCCCTGCTGCCCTGTTCTTGATTTCAACCTCTACCAACATTTGATTAAGGACTTCAAGACGACCTGTTTCTGTTGCTATACGAAAGTCCTTATTCTGTAACACGTACTCGGCTCGACGTCTGGTAATCAAGTCTCGGTTCTCAACATAGAACTTCTTCAGTTCTTCCTCCGGAACCTTAATCTTGTATTCCTTCGCCATAACCTTGGCGACATCGGTAACGGTATAAAACTTCCCAAAGAGTTCCATTATCGTGCCTGTATAGTCGACAATGTTACGAGGCTTCCGGGAACGGATTCCCATGGCTTTATTCAGTTCCAACACGGCTCGTTGGTAGGCTCGGTCTAACTGTAAGTATTGAAGACGCTTGGCGTTGGCTGAACGAACAGCCGTAATGTCCCCACCGTGCGTCTTGACAACTGCCCCCACATTCACCGTCTGCTGGAAGTCTATATTGATTGTTTTCTCTTCCTCTGTACCCTCGTTTAGCACGAGGTCGAAATATCTTTTAGGAGACAGGTCTCGTTCCTCTTTTGCCCATTCAGCAGCGACAAACAAGTCCTTCACCTCGTCCGATGCTTCCGTAATGTAATCAGGAGCCGTTCTCATGATACGGTCAACGTCGGCTTCCGTAATTACACGTTTCGGGATGGGTTGTTTCTTTTCTGCCATTATCTTCCTAAATATGAAAGTGGCTGGGTTCCCAGCCACTCTTGATTGTTACTGAATGTTACTTCTTTTTCGACTTCGCTGCTTTAGCAGGAATCTTCGGCTGTTCCTCTTCCTTAGGAGCCTCTGCTTTTGGTTTCGCTGGTTCTTTCTTCGGAGTGGTTATCACGACAACCCCTGTGAACTTGGTTTTCGTAGCGGAAACAGTTTCAGAAGACGGTGCTTCTTCATCGCCCACACCATTACCAACCTCAATAGCAGCCTCAGGACTTTCAGCACGAACCAAAATGAAGAACGGTTCTTTCACCACTTTACCCTTGTCGTTCTCGCTGAGAAGTTCAATCTTAACTTTGTAGAACGGGTCTTCATCAGCACAGCCGCCTGTCTTTTCAACACGCTGTATCTTTGACGGTTGAATCTTAGGAATAGAGAAGTCCTCTCCCTTGAATTGTTTGTTCATGAACTCCGTTACACGAGCCTCGGCTTCGGTGTAACTTTCAACTTGGAACAGCCACAGTTCCTTGACGGTCTTATACGCATTGCGCTCGGTGACTGTCAACCGTTTTGTTCTTACTTCGAAAAACATAATCGTCTCTATTTAATGATTAATAATCGTCATCCTCGTTCTTGTTTCGCGAGAACAGCGTGATGTCTTTAATATCAACGTACCACCACTCGGTTCGGGTTGCACATTTGAACCTGTCGGGGAATTCGGCTCGTTTCGGATACGTATCCAGTACGACGCACAAAGTGTTTTCTTTGAATTGATGACCGCTGTTATTATGGCGGATGCGTACAATGTCTCCTCTTCGGATTTGTTTCTGACTCATAGTATCTACTTTTTATTTGGTTCATCATTTGCGGACATAGCACAAGACGTATTCAGGAACTGAATAGCGACTGAAACAGAGTTTTCCAGGGACACTCTTGACACTTTCGCAGGGTCAATGATTCCTGCCTCAAACATATCTTCTATCTTCTCAGTAACAGGGTTGAAGCCTTTCCACCACATCGGGTCGTCGTTGTTTGTCAAGTCGACTTCGATACGGGTTGCGTTCACAGAAGCATTTTCACACAACTGATTGAACGGAGCCATCAACGCTTGAGCCACTACATTCCAACCGATAATGAAGTCAGGATGCTCCTCGTGAAGTGAAGGCATATTGCGTAGGTGGTCTGACGCTCTCAACTGTACCGTACCACCTCCGGGAACGTATCCCTCTTCCAACGCTGCCCGAGTTGCGGCAATAGCATCGTCAACACGGTCTTTTCTTTCCTTCATCTCTACCTCACTGTCCGCACCTACATAAACGACGGCTGCTCCCCCTGTAAGTTTCGAAATACGTTCACGATACTTCTCTTGGTCGTAAGAGTTCGTATTCTCCTCCGTTAGATGTTTAATAGCCTCTACTCTGGTATTTATATCGGCTTCCGTACCAACACCTCCTACGAGGATTGTACGATTAGTTGAAACGACTGTACGTTCACACTCGCCCAACCAGTCTGTACCGAGTTGGTCAAGCGGACGTCCAAACTCATCGCCTACCACCTTTGCACCTACCTTAACAGCCAAGTCCTCTATCATGTCCTTCTGGATTTGACCATATCCGGGAGCCTTTACGAAACAGGCTTTCAACCCGTTCTGCTGCTGAATGTTTGTCACGAGGAACTTGATAACGTCATTAGACGCATTAGGAGCAACGATAAGAACGCTGCGTTTCGCTGAATAAACTGTCTGAATGATAGGAAGGATTTCCTGGGGATAGTTGATGTTCTGCCCGAAAATGAGAATATACGGCTTATCAAGCACGCATTCCATACGCTCTGGGTCTGTAACGAAGTATGGGTTCACCAAGCCTTTCTCCCACTGAAAACCTGTGGTCACTTCGACTGTGGTTTCATTTCCCTTGCTGCTTTCCTCAACTGTAATCACTCCGTCGTTTCCTACCTTTCCGATAGCCTCCGAAATGATACAACCAACCTCCACATCACCGTTTGCGCTGATAGTGGCAATCTGATTTACACGGTCGAACTCTGTCTCACCGATTTCCTTCGACATTGCTTTGATGAACGAAACGGCTTCCGAACGAGCAGCCTCCCTTCCTTCC